CGAGGAACGCCATCTCCGCTTTGTCCGCGATGTCCTTGACCAGATTGAAGTCGCCGCCCTCTTTGAGCGCTGATTGCAGGTCACGCAGGAACTCCACGACCCTCTTGATCGCAGCGATGATCTTGGCGCTGACGCCAGCGTGAATGAACAGCTCCTCGGACGTGTGGGCGTTGTATTTGCGCTCGATGAGGGCGCGGAGATACTCGTAGCCCTTCTGTGTGCTGCTGGCAGCGAGTGAGCCTGGATTGTCCTGCTCGTAGGACGTGAGGAACGCTTCCTGCGCCTCGGGCTTCAGCTCATCCCAGAACATCGCAGCTTCCTGCGGCGTGACGTTCATCTCGATGATCGGGTGAAGCGCCTCGTGGAAGAAGCCGGTGTCAACGAACGTCTCGATGTAGGCTGGCTTGAACAGCGTCATCGAGCGGATGAGTGTGGCTGGGCTGATGTGGAGGGTCTTGCCCTGCACATACATGCCGCCACCCTCGACCTTGCCGCTCACGATCTTGATGTCGGCGAATGCGATGCCCAACATCTTCTCGTGCTTGCGGACTGCGGCCAGGATCAGGCGACCCAGGTGCATAACCAACTGCTTGTCACGAGCTGGAGCGCGGGCAGCGATCTTCGCCACCTCTTCGTAGATGCTCTGTGCTAGCGTTTGTTCGACATCAGGAGCCGTGAGGCTATCCAGCACCAGCATTTCGCCACGCTTTCCACCAAGCTGAGCAGCGAGCGCTTTCTTGGCTTGCTCGCTGTCGGTGGCGGCACTGGCTGGGATGGTGAGTTTGCGACCTTTGTTGGTGCGGATGGACCACTCCCCTCTGCTATCCGTCGTGCCCACTCCTTCTCCTGGGGCGTTCCCGACGCTAGAGTCTCCAGGGCTACTTGCATCTGGCGCTCCGTCCTGCCCCACACCATCTCCAATCCCGCCTCCTTGAGGTGTTGGTTGAACTTCTCCTCCATCAGTGGCTCCAGAGGCTCGTTGATCTTCGCCAACTCGTCCTGAGTCAGTTGGCGTTGGCGTTGGCGTTGGTGACGCTGTAGTTTTTCCTGGTGTGGTGTCATTGGTGCGTTGGCGTTGGTTTGGCTTCTTGAGCTTACCGCTCTTGACCATGGACGCAAGCTCGGACATCGGCACGGGCATCGCTGGGCGGTAGCCCTGCCATCCTTTGGCGTAGTGGGCCTTGTATGCGGCTTTGGCTTCTTCAATGCTGGCGTAACCAATCATGACTTTGTGCTCATCGAACGAGCCGTCTGGCTTGCGCTGCGGGATGACGAATGCCATGCCGTCGAAGTTCTCCGGTGTGCCCTCTTTCACGAAGACGTCGATCTGGTCGCCGTCAGCGCCGACTGTGCCACGCATGTAGCCATAGTGAGCCTTCATCTGGACTTCCCAGGACTTGCCGCCATCATCTTTGCCGCTGCGCTTGCTGCCTGCTGGGTTCTCGATGCTGATCTTGATGCCACCGATGGTTGGGTGCCCCTTGGCGTAGTTGCCTGCCGCGATCTCATCTGGGGTCGGTGGACGCTTGTTGTTGGTTGGGCTGCTGGCTGCGTCGTGTGCCGCTTTGTCCACGGATGTGCTGGATGAGCGGGCGAGAATCTGGCGATGTTGATCGGTTAGGTCGCCCTCCTCCACCCAGCGCCACTCCTTGCCGTTTGTGACGCGAAGTATCGTCTTGCCACGAATGGACTTTTCTTTTTCACCAGTCAGCCTCCAGCCAGTTCCAGCCAGTGAGAACTTGGTGTCTGAGTCCTTGTTGGACAAGGTTCCGACATCGGACAGTGGATTGCTGGATGATGGAGGTGGCACCTGCCCATTCTTCTCTTCCCACTGCTTTCTCTTTTCCCTCGCCTCTTTGCGCTCTTTAGAGTGTGGCTCTGTGGCATTGAAAGCATCATCGACCTCCTTCTTACCTGCCTGCCATTCTGCGTGCTTGCGATCAAGCTCCGTGTCGATCTCATCGACCACGGAGGTGCCGACGTCTCCCGACGTGAGCTGGTCCGAGGTAGCGAGCGTCGGCTCCGCAGGCGATGCTGCGGGTGATTGTTCGGCTTCTGCCGGTGCTGGCTCCACTGGCAGTGGTGGAGGTGTGGCTGCAAGCTCTGCTTCCGCGTTGATCGCGAGTTCCTGCTGCTCCTGCTTGCTTGGGAAGTAGCGACCAGAGATGCCTGGGGCTGCTTGCGATACTTCAGCCAGACCAGCGTCGGTGAACACGACCTGACCCTTGTGCATGATGATTAGTGGTTCACCGGCAGCATTGACTGCTCCGAGTGCCTGCTGGTCTGCGGTCGTCAGTGGTTGTCCAGTGAGTGTGCGCAAACCAGCTTTGACGAATGCCTTCATCCGCTTGTCGCCGATGCCTTCAAGTTCCTGATAGGTCTGAATTCCGACCTGCTCAATGCCGTGGATGTCCCACATGGCGTTGACGACCGGCTGCGATAGCTCCGCTGGTGGTGGGCCTTGGTTCTCGTCCAGATACACATCGAGCGTTGCGATTGCCTCCAAGGCCGTCTTGCGTGCCTGGGCCAAGTCGCGCTGGTCGATGACTGCGTGAACGCCCATGGCGTCAGCCGCAGTGATTGGTTGCTCTGGGTGTCTGGCATTCCAGCTATCTGCCCATGCTTTGGCGTGCTTTTGGCTGGCGGTGTTTGCCTTCATGCGCTCGACAGCGCCGAGCCCCATGACTGGCGGGATGTATGCGGCGGTCGCGATGAATCCGCCCATACCCTCAAGCACAGCTTGGTGCATGAGGTCTTTGCCACTCTTACCTTCCTCGAATAGGCCAGCGCTGAAGCCTTGGATGCCCTCGTCAACCATCTGAAGAGGAATCTCTTTACCCTTCTGCACGATGGCATTGAGGATCGGTGAGTTGGCGCGCAAACCAGCTTTGCTATAAGCCTCGCCCATCTCCTTCATCGCTGCCAGGGTCTTCGACTTCTGGAGCATGAACAAGCCGCGATCTACGGCAGCGAGCGTCTGCTGGACTCGGGTGGCTGCGGTGCCAGCCTTGCCAGCGGCTTTGAAGATGCGGGTGGATGGGTTAAGCGCCTTGCTGATGATGAATCCGGTGCCGGTGCCAAGCGCTTCGATGCCGAGTTCTTTGAGGTCGGTCTGGATGCCACGACGGGTGAGGTTCCATGCCCCCCACGAGTCGCTGTGCTGGATCAGTCCTTCCATGGATGCGTGGCGACCAGCTTCCATGATCAGCTCCTCGCGCTCTGCGGTCGAATACATGAGGTCTTTGAGCATGTCTATGTAGCTCTCGTCCCGCGTCTCCTTGTAGCCAGCGAGGAGCGCTGCTGCATTCGAGTGCTGCATGAGGTCATAGCGGTTGGCTTTGTCAGCTTCCATCTGCCCCTTCTGCGTGATTTGATCGTCGTTGCTCTTGTCGATCATGCCCACGTTCTTCATGCCCTTCGCTTTGATGCGATCTGAGAGGGTCTTGAGCACGTCAGGCGTGAGCGTGTCGTTGTTGATGTGCTCCTTGAGCAGGTCGATGTCAGCCAGCACGTTGCCTTCGCCCTTGTTGCGCTTGTCCAGGTAGGCTTTGACCGCTGCGTCCTTCTGGGCCTGGGTGTCGAATGATTTGATGCCTGCTTCAACTGCGAGCCCTGGGGCGATGACCATCACGTTGCGCGGGTCTTCGTCGTTCTCCTTCCACTTGCTGCCGAGTGCTTTGATGTCGGATTGCAGCTTCTTGAATGCAAGCTCGGCCTCCTTGGGGAACTCGATCATCGCGAGCGCTTCGTCTGACACGTTCTTGCCGTCAGTGTAGTTCATGCGGAAGAGCAGCGCCTTCTCCTCGTTGGAGAGGGGGGAGCCCTGGGCCTGCTTGTCGCGGATAGCCTGCTGCTGCTCCTGGGGGATGGTTGGAGCGCTCATTGTGGCGAGTGACCGACCAAGGGTGCCGGTTGCCATCTTAATGCCCTGCTTGCCAAACCATTGGGCCAATCCTGAGACGGACCCACCCACACTGCTGCCGAGGTCTTCGGCGTCAGACACGAACGTCTGCCAGCCAGTGCTCATGGTGCCACCGATGGTCTTGCTGGCCGATACGAGCGCATTGGGGTCGAAATCAGGCTGGGTGCCGTGGCGTTTGCGGTATTCGCCCTCCCACTCGGTCAGGACGCGCTGACGGGCTAGCACAAGCTCACGGTTGCTGGCGTCAGTGATTCCACCCGCCTCCATCTCACGCAGTTTGGCTGCTGCCGGTGACTCGCCACCCTTCCATGCGTCGAAGCTCGTGGTGAAGTCAGGAAGCTTCTGGCTGCGACCATAGACCGCTTGGTCGATCTGGCGTGCCTGTTGCAGGCTGACGTAGCCGTTGGTGAACAGGAAGCGTGCGTCTGGCATCTCGCCCTCCATCTCTTTGAGCAAGTCGCTGTCCATGAGCTTGCGGCGTTCAGCATCGCCAAAGCCTTTCCAGTTCTCGATGAACTCTGCCACCTGCTTGTCACCCCAGCGCTGTTCACGCCATGGCTTCTCGGCGGCGAATGGATTGCCTGCCTTGGCCTGCTGCTCGCGGAAGGTGGCAGATGGCGCGGCATATTCAGGCGCTCCCTTGAATGGGTCGCTGCTGCGGTAGCTTGGGCTGGCTGTCTGCCCGTAGGTTGCTGGTGCCAGCTCGATCTCAGGCAGGCCGAGCATCGTGCGCCTCACAATCCCCACCTGCTTGCCATCTACCTTCAACGCACCTTCTGCGTCGAGGCGGCTTGCTGGCAGCTCTACGCTGAGAGTGCTGTCGGTGTGGATGACATCGGTGCCAGTGTCGCGGGCAGTTGCCTGGGCAGTGAGTGCGTTGCTTGATGTCCACTCTGGGGGCACGTCGTCGGTCATGCCTTCGCCCATCTTCTTGCCTGCGGCTTTGCGTGGCTTGCTGCCGGTGAACGATCCTTTGCCAGCGGCATCGAACTCCACTTCCTGTGTGAGGTCGGTTCCTGGCTCGATGGGCTCATCACCGAAGTTCGGGTCGGCTTCGATGATCAGTGTGCGGCTCGCCTGCTTCTGCCATGGCAGCGGTCCTCCTGCGATCTCTGGGACTGGTGGGATGTCGGTGCGTGGAGCGCCGGTCAGGAACGTCGGGGCGATGGGTGGCTCGATCCTGATGTCTGGGGCTTTGCTGGCTGCGATAGCTTTGTCCAGCCCCTTGCCTGTTGGGAGGGCGCTGATTGGTGTGGTGACTGGCGCTGTCTCGCTGGCCGTTGGCTCCTTGGCCTTCGTCGGTGTGGGCATGGAGAGAGACTGGCGGCGACCAGTGTTCTCCAGCTTCAGAGCGCTCTCGAATTGATTGAGTGTTTCCTTCTGCTTGGCGTTTGCCAAGTCCTCTTCGATCTGGCGAGCTTCGATGGCGCGGGTTGCGGCTTTGGCCTGCTCCTCAGACTTGCGGGCGGCGTTGTATTGCTCCTGCGCGATGGCGAGTTCTTCAGCCGAACCAATCTTACGATCTTCTGCATCACGCTCGGCCTTGGTTAGCGCTTCTTTGGCGAACATGCGTTTGTCGCTGATCTCGGCTTCGGCGAGCTTGGCCTTCTTCTCAGCCGCTGCCGTCTCCAGGCTCTTGACCTCGCTGTCAGTGATGATCTGGGACACGTCACGTTCGAGCACGGCTTTGGCGTATGCGTCCTGCTCCTTGGCAGTCTTCTCGTCTTCCTTCTGCTTTGCGAGGTTGGCCTTCTCCTGCTCCTTGGTCATGGCGTTCGGATTGAAGTCTGGGTCAGGACCAAGCTCCTTCTTCTCGTAGCCTGCGGGGGCTGCGTAAATCTTGCCATCCTTCTTGATGCGTGGAGCGTCGTCGTAGATCGAGCGGGCCTCGCCCTGCTCGTTGACCAAAACCGGCTCGTTGGTCTTTGGGTCGCGTGGGTGACGCCATCCGCTGTTTTTGAGCAGGTAGCGCTCGCCGCTTGGGGCGGTTAGTGGCTTCAGCGTGCCGTCAGGCAATTTGAAGTGCGTCTGACGCTTTGGCGTGAGCACCTCCTGATCGTCCTGCTCAGCCTTCTGGACTCGTGGGTCGGAACTCGGACCTGTTTGTTTTAAAAGCGCCTCTCCAACGGGACTCAGTTTGCGCTGAGTGTTTGGTGTGCGTGCGTCGGTTCCGGCTGCGTATAGGTATGCGAATGGTGATGCCATTCGCAAACATATTGGACCTATTGGCGATGTTCAATGCCGAACTTTCGCTTCACCGAACAAAGTCGGTGAGCTACTTGTTCAGCGAATACCGAGGCGCTGGCAGCGGTAGCCGGTTTCAGGATTGTGGACAGGTGCCCACAGGTAGATGTGTAGTCCTTGCTTATCAGACCTGCTCCACCAGCGGCGGAATAGAATCTGCGTATAGCGGAACTGAATGCACAGGATAGCAGCCATTACTCTGGCCGCTGATGACGTTTTTGCGGATATGGATCATGTTGTTAGCGTCTTGGGTTATTTGAGGTGAACTGATTACCAGTGAAGATCGAGACATGGCCCACACATCCCCTGCCAGATGGGCACTCGGCGGCACCCAAATTTGCAGCGCTGAACAAGGCGCTGATGAGAACGCCGGGCGGTCTCCTTTGGTGTAGGTTGGGCTTTGGATCGGCGTCTCATAGCTATGCGTTCTCACGCAGCCTCAGCTCGCCAGGGTAGGCTCGGTATCCGCGCCCTTGTTCATCGACGACATGCACGGCTGGCGTGCCTTTATTGCACTCTGATGTCGAAAGGTGGACGCCGATTACTTTGCAGGCGTGAGGCTCGCATTTGACGCCGTTCAAAGTCAGTGAATTTGTCCACCAAACAAGATCGCCCTCAGCAACGCCAGCCTGCGCCAAAATCGGGTGAGAACAAGGCGCTGGAGATGACCCCTCGGGCCGGTGTAGATCAGTCGTTTTCATCGTAGTTATTTCGCGACCCTCCGGGTCATCTCATCTGTGTCGTTAGCCACAGGAAACGAGTTTGATCCGGCGGGGAGCGTTTTGGAGTCGCCCAAGATGCGCTCCATCTCCATCCTTCATCCGCCCGCCGCCCGCAGGCGTCCCGAGTTGGATTCCGGCATCGGCGTGACACCATTCGCCCGGACCCGCTTTGCAGGTTGGACAGGTTCCCCATGTGGCGCGTTCCTCGAACGTCGTCTCACGGCCTTTTTGCAGTTCAGTGATTTCAAGCATGGCTAACAAGTGGATGCTGGCAACGGCGGGGGCTGCCTTGTTTATTACTCATTTGGTTTGGTGATGATGATTCCAATGTGCTCTCCGTATTTGGTGACAATTTTCCAGCCTCGCTCTTCGCAGACTTGCTCCATGCTGAATGACTCATAGGCGTTAGATACAACCATGCCGTCGAGCTTCCAGCGGAAGGCGTTACGAATCAGGACGCTCTCGCCCTCCAGGGTGAAGATCGCTTTCGATATAGCTGACGCCTCTATCAGCCGCTCGTAGTCGAGAAGGTTGGAATCGTCACTCATTGCTTTGTGATTGGTGATGCGGGTGATGATGTGAGGTTGCCGAAGTGGCGCTGTGCCTCATGCCAAGCCAATCGGCTTCTCGTGTCGGTGCTCACATAGTTTGGGAGCGTGTTGAGGAGGTCGCCAAGCACATTGCGTGTCTTGTGTGCCTTGTCGTGAACCGCACAGTAGATGATGCGGATCGGGGATGATCCCGAGCCGTCACCTGCGGTCGTGCATCCGCATGGATAGACGTGGCGCGTGAGGTCGGCGACGATCTTTGTGTGACCTGGGCTTGCCCAAGATTGGCCGGAGTGCTGGAACGGCTTATGGAAGGATGTGTCGGTGGAGTTCATGGTTAGACGATGGCTGATTGTCCGTAGCTGAATTGAACGAGCGCGCACTCTTGCTGGAGGATGCGCTTGGCGAGGTCCACGACATCCTGGGCCTTGGCGATTTCTTGATCGTATCTGGCGCTGTAGAATGCGATCTCGGTTGGGATAGCCACATCGAAGATCACGTTCGTCTCTTCGACCAGGACTCCGCGAGCCTCGTCATACCATCCGCCACGCCCGGTGGTTTCGGTGTAGCCACCGAAGAGCTTGGCGAGCTGAGCCCTGATCTCCTGGAGAGAATCGTGTAGATCACTGAAGTGGATGTCGCCGCCGTGCTTGGTCTTGCCAGTTCCGATGACAAAGCGGATGTTGGAGAACGGCTGGGTGCCGAGGGAGGGGAGAGCGTTTCTGATGATCATAGTGGGTGAATTTGTTTTATGGTTAGAAAATGATTTGAATTGTTGATTGAATTCTAACCAGATCAGCTAGTCTCTTGGTGGACTTGATGAGCTTGGCGGCTTGCTTGGCTTCGAGCTTTGGAAGCTCGGTTGGGCACTCGTAGGAGTGGAAGCGTGGGAACACAAGGTGCCCGTTGGCGATCTCGAATGTGAGGTCGTCTCCAGCCTTTGGCAGGTCGGACGACTTCAGTAGTTGCCAGCCTGTGCCATCCTTTGCCAGGATGATGATGCTGTGAAGCCCAAACGAGTTGGCGTTCTTGGAGACTGCGATGACGGTGAAGGTGACGGGAGCGATCTCCGTGATCACTGGAGAGCCAGTGGCGATGGCTTTGTTGACTGCGTTGGTTAGGGCTTGGCGTGGGGTGGTTTTCATATTTGGTGCGCTTGTGGCGTGATGGAGAGTAGGTCCGAACTCGGACCTGTCAACGGATTATTTATCATCTTGTGGGATTGTGTGGGGCAGGCTGATGAACTCCGCCTTCGAGGGGCGGAGGAGGTCGATCTGCTTCACGCCGTTGAACTCGCTGAAGCCCTTGATGGTGCCTTTGAATTTGATCGTGTGACCCTCGTCCAGGTTCAGCACTTCCTTGCCATCCAGAAACGTCTTTGGCTCGCTGACGACGTAGCAGAGTCCACCGGCATTCAGAACGATCTTGTGCGTGGTGCCGAACTCAGTGTCGAAGCTGAACGTGCGGATGATGGTGCCAGTGATCTCGATACGGTCGCCTTTGGTGCCCTCGTGGCGGGAGGATGCGCGGAGAGCCTCCTGGGCAAGCTGACGGGCTTCGCCCTTGATATGGTTGTCGTAGGCTGTGACAATCGAGCAAACGATGCCGAGCGCCTTCTCGCCGAAGTATCCGGCAGCGCAGATAGTGTGAATGTTCCAGAGGTATTGGTTAGGTGAAGCCTCCCACTCGTAGCCGAGGAAGTTTCCATACTCATCGAGCTTTTGGAGGCGGCGGCGAGTGATGAGTTTGTCCTGGGGGAGGCTGGCAAAGAACTCGATGATCTTCTCTGCTTCAGCGATGTCCGCATCAGTGACCTTGATCTTCTTTTCGGGTGCCGTCAGCTCCAACTTGATCACGGTCTTAGTGGATGGTGTGCCGATGTTGAATGACTTGGTGCCGGACACGAACTCAAACTCGTTCAAGTGGGCGACCACGATTGGCAGAACGTGCTCCAGGTCGTAGCTGCGCTCGCCGCCTCCAGACCAAAGGTCGCGCTCGCCACGGCAATAGGCATCGAGGTCGTAGTAAATCTCGCCGTAGAATGCGAACTGGTTGGCGACCGTCTCGGCGCTGTCGGAGCCCACAAAGTCACGCAGGCAGGCGCGGCCCACTTGCTTGAAGTCGTCGCCATTGCGGATGACGAACACGTTCTTGCGGGAGCGATGCTTTCCGCAATGCTCGCAGGCGCATCCAGATGTGAGGAAGCGCTCAGGCACCTCAGTGCCGAATACTGGCAGGATGAGGTTGCGCTCGCCGAGGGGCTCAAGAACGGCAGCGAAGGACCATCCATTGACTTTGACGGGCTCTACGTTGTTGAGCACGAGGTCGTGGACGATGATCTTTTCGGTGCCCACCTTGCGAGCCTCGCCTTCAGCGATCTCAAAGATGTCAGCGTCTTCCTGGCGCTCACCGGCTACGGTGTAAGTGATCTCGGGTAAGCCAAGGCGTTTGGCGCGACGGTTGAGTTTGTCGATCTTGCTGCCGAAGGCGACGAGGTTGCGGATGGTGATATTCATGGCGTTGGTGTTTGGTGCGGTTTCCCGTGGCGCTATGAATAGGTCGGAACTCGGACCTGTCAAAGATTATTTATCATTCTTCATCCATGAGTGCCAAAAGCCCCGGCTTGCTCACCCTGAAGCCAGCCAGCCGACTGACTCGACTTCGGACCTTTTTATTCTCCTCGATTATCCCCAGGTAATCGTTGTCGGACTTTGCTGTTCTCGTGTGTCGCATCGAGAGTCCGCGCCTTTTCAGCGCCTCGTTGAGCTTGGTGTCTTTGGATGCCATATCAGTTGGTTAGAAGAATAAAAGCCCTTGCTTGCGGGCTTGGTTGGCGTGTTGATGTATCCATGCGTGACAGGTTGAGCAGCAGTAAGAATAACGCAAGATTAGTTCTTTGTTTCTGCCGTGTGTGTGATGGCGCTCCAGGATGTGTTTGGTCCCCTGGATGTGGCATCGGAAGCACTCCTGGTTAAGCGAGTCTTGATCAATCTGAGCGTGATACTTCGCCAGCCACTCCCCATGCTTTTTGCTCACGCCTTTGAGGCGAGTTCGTGGCTTTGGTTCCACGAGTCCAGCCTTGCGCTTTTCGGCGTAGGTAAGGCGCTTTACTGGCTTCTGCTGGAATGCTGTGATCATGCGTTGACAGGGATGATGTAGGTGAGTGAACGAATGCGTCCCGTGCATCCTGTCCGATTGCCGAACCGAGGGGTGCAGTCGGGATCGTTGTAGTCAGAATCTTCGATGATCATTGGCCTAATGAATAGTCGGCATGGAACTGCGTGGCAAACGGGCATTGGGAACTCGTCGGCGTAGAGCATCCGCCAGCCTGCGGGCACAAGTGACTCGTCGGCGTTATTCGGATTGTGGTAGGGGCGTAGCTTCATTGTGCGTCCTCCTTCGTTGCGGGTTCGAGGCAGGCGGCTGGATACTGTGCGCTAATTGGTTTAGCCCCATCGTGCCAGCCGCATAGGCAGTCATCATCTTTGTAGAAGCCAAGAACAGTCATCACCGGCCCGCTAGATTTCAGCTTCACGGTGTCGCCGACTTTGGGGGTCCAAGGTGGCGATGGCAGGGTGGCCACAGGAGTTGGCGACGGCGCTTCGTCTGTCATGTAGCCGACATAGGCTGGTGGGCTTGTTTTGGTAGCCTCTGGCGTTAGCTCGTCGGCAGGCTGGGAAAGACCTACTACACTAGCTGTCTTTGATGTTTCTTCGTCTGTTAGTCCGTTGATTCCGACTGGCTGACTGGAGGCAGGAGACGGCAGGCGGATGGAGGCGAAGTGGGTGTCGTTTTTTTGATGTTCATAACCAAGATACCATTTACCGTCTGGGCAAAACTGCCCGTAAAACCGCACGCACCCCGCTGGCACAGGCCCGGCTTCGGAGAGTGGGCGGAGTTGGGTCAGTCGCTCATTCCTTTTCAGGATAAGCTCTGCATTCATTTCTTCCGCCTTCTGCAAACGTGGGCACAAATAGCTAACCATATTGCACCACGTTCTACCTTCATAGCCGAACGTCTTGGCAAGGATTCCAAGATGTTCCTCGGCGTAGAGGCGTTTGCGCTTTTCGTCGGCAAGCTCGGACTCGGCCTTCTCGGCTCTGGCTAGAATAAGTGCGTTGGCCGATTCAAGCTCGTCAATTTTGTCGCTGCCGCCAGGGTCTGGCTGTAACCTCTTTTGCAGGTCATTATACTTCGACTTCCAGTCCACGGACTCTCCTTGGCCCCTGGCGGCGGCGATGAGGCGGGCGCGGACTGCCTCGGTGCCTGCTGGCGAGAAAGAGATCGCCACCTTGAAAATCTCTTGCTTGAGTTCATCCAAAGGCACCGCCTCCATCCGCGCAATCGCGGCTTCCAAGTTGCCTCCAAACGCAGCGAGGACGGCTACGGGCAGCGTATGGCGTGCGGTGCATTCCGGGCACGATCCTTCATAGTGTGTGACTTTCTCTGGGCAATCAAGGCGAGCACATACTGTCCACAGTTTTTGAACCACGGGGGGCGTGGGCTCTGGCAGGCGTTCGAGAAGCTCGCGGGCTAGCGTGAGGCGAGAGTCAGCTTGTTCCTCCCACCATCTGGACGTTGGCGATGTGTGAAGTTCTCCAGCGACGTTGTCGGATGCACAAGCCGCGTCAATGGCGACCTGAATCGTTTCGGGGGTGTATTCGTGTTTCATTTGTCGTTTTGTGGTAAAAGTGGTTGGCCGAACATGAGGCGGAATCGGTTCCCAGGATGCAGCTTCTGGACCTCGATTCGATCTGCTCGGCGTTGCTCATCCGTCATCGGTTTGGCGAGTTGTTGGTTCGCCACTTTTCCGCAAACGGTCTTTCCTGCGCACCATGGATACATGGTGCAGTCATCTTCGTCTTTGCATGGAGTAGCGTCACTCATGGTTAGTTGATTGTGGATAGGAAGAAGCCAGCGAGCGCTCCTGCTGCCAGGATAATAGCGCCAGCCACGCTGAATGCCACCGATTTGATTGCTGCGTGCGTCTCTCTGCGCTCACGCTCCAGACGCGCCTTGCGTGGCGTTATGTCAGCGTTCGAGTAGATGCGGCGGAGTGGGTGCCGGTCGTGGATCGTGTTGTCGCGCACATGGATGGTCACGGCATCGAGGTTCGCCATGCGTTGCTGGTGCGTGCGCCCTGGCTTTGGGGTTGGCTTGTAAACCGGGACGTAGTCTTGGCTGCTCTCGCTCCAGGTCACGCCCGCCTGTCTCCTGGTGTTGAACAGCGATGGAAGTTCTGCGCGTGGCTGGGGGCGGATGAGTGAGGATGGGAATGTGCGTTTCATAGCTCGTCTTGTGTGGGTGGTTGCTCGCACTCCTTGAGCGAGGATGCGAATGTGATGCCGTAGCCGTTCATCGCTGGGTGCGAGACGAACACACTGCCGTCTCCGTTGTCGTGGACTATGCGCAGGAGGTCGCCCGCGTGTATGCGCTGGGTGGTCGTGCTCTCGATCTCGGTGGCAGGCTTGCCGATGGAGTCTCGGGGAATGACGGGGAGGAACTCGCGGGCGCGTGATCCCGGGTCGAAGGTGTAAAAATTGCCGGTGATCATTTTGATTTCTCCTTATACCACGGTTCGTTAGGTTTTACGCGATCTGGGTGACAACGGGCATAGACATCATGGTCGCGGCCAACAAGTTGACGGAAAACTTCATTCAGTGGGTGCGAGGTGGCACACGTGGTAGTTCTCAGCTCGCAGTTTAAGGTGATAATGAGGTGTGTCTCTTGGTGAGGGCTGAGATGCAGCGTTTTCATAGCTTGAATCGTTTGTAGAGGTCTTCGGCGTAGCGTGGAAGCGCTTCAGGCTTCTCGCGCTCCAGGATGCGGATGTTGCGGATGATCTGCGAGTATCCTGAGTGCTCGTGATCGCGGAGCGAGTTGTTAGGCAGGAGCACCGAATCGAGATGCTTGAGGCTGGCGATTCGGATGCCCTTGTGGGATACCTCGAAAGCGGCTGACGGGGTGCCAGCACGCTTGTTGAGGGAGTGGATTACTTGGAGGCAGTGCATGATCTGATGAATGATTTTCTGGCGATAGCTTCGTGCAGTTCATTGTATTCGTCCCACTTTCGTTTGGAGATGTGGTCGAGTTCAATGAAGTGAACCTTGATTGCGCTAAGCAATCCACCAACACCTTCCCGAGCCTCTATTCCTGGGAATAGTTTTTTAAGTGACGGGATTTGGCATTGGTGGATCACGATCTTGATCATGCTGAGTAGCGGGAGTAGAGAGTTTCAATGTAGCGGTTCAGCGCTGGCTGATTGCCACGAAGGGCGCGCAGGCGGGCGATGATGCGTGGAGCAGTGCCGTAGATGAATACCGTGTCACGGTGGCGGGCGGAGTGGATCACAGCGCCTCCACGGCTGAAGCAGACCGAGCAGTCACGGGACTGGACGGCTGACGGGCGGGCGGCACGGTTGTTGATGGTGCGGATGGTGTCGAGTGAATACATATTGGTGTTTGGTGCGCTCAGGGTTGTCTGGCGTGATGGACAAGTAGGTCGGAACTCGGACCTGTCAACGATTATTTGTCATCTTTCTGTGAACTTCGCCATAATACTCTCGCCATGCCGTTTCTGTGGCTCTGGCAATAGTTGCAACTTGCTGGTTTAGATGCCTCCACTCTGGGGACATGAACTTGGCATTTCTCTTCAATGCTTTGAGCCGAGCTTGCTCTGCTTCGAGAGCCTGCGGCCATGATGCTGATGGGCTTGATGTCATACTGGAAATGGGTCCGGGAACAAGTCCCTGGCGATCTTCCAGCACTCGCTGGCTTTGGTGAATGGATCGACCCTGATCCTGCCAGTCGATGCCCCACTACCGCCGTGGCAGATGTAGAACGCGAAGCCTTCAGAGACTCCAAACTCGATGCTGATACCCTCGTCTGCGAGCGCATCGTTGAGGTCTTCGAGCGCCTCTTTGCTCATGTCGATGATGTGTGTGTTTGGGCTCATTTGGTTAAACTTAGATCGTGGCACTTGGTCAGGTCGCTGCTCTAGGAGTTGAACCATCTACCCTCGGCGAAGGAGTCACCGGACAACAAGCCCCTCACTGCAAATGCCACGATCTAAATATCCACTTCCTAACATGCCGCTGAAGTGGGAAGGGCGGCGTTGTGTAAATCTTCCGGTTGGTCCCGGTGGCTGTGTGCGTGATCTATTTCATGGTAGAATAAGCCCCTCCCTGGCTATCGAGTTTTGTGTGGATGGTTGTGGTGGGGTGGCTTACTGGCATGGCTCGATTGTGATCTCGGGCGGTCATGTTTTCAGCCGTGGTCCGGCGTAGTGTCCGATGCTTAACGGAATGAGGTGTGCCGGAAAATTGGATATGGGGGCCGAGCCTGCGGTTGACGTTCACTCCCTCGGTGGAGTTTATTATGCTGGACAAATCAATCGAAAAACCAGTCGTCGCTATCGGACACTCACAGGTTGTCCGTTCCTTTCGGAAATTGGGGTCAGAGGTTGGATTTGAACCAACGATCTTCAGCTTATGAGGCTGACGACTTTACCGCTTGTCCACTCTGACGAAATTGGTCTGGTGAGTTGGATTTGAACTCACGAACCACTGGATTCCAAGTCCAGTGCTCTACCATGCTGAGCTACCACCAGATGATGCTATCAGCCAAACGCTGGGGAGCGTCCAGAGGCACCCAGGATGCGTTTGGCGAACTCCACGCGCTGCTTGCATTCAGCGAGGTGTTTGATGCGACTGGCGACCGCTTTGACGGCGCGCACCTTGCCTTTGAGGGTGGTGGCGGTGTCAACGCCATACTGGCGGCGGAAGCGGGCTTCCTGTGCGTCCTGGGTGTCCTGGCGAGATTGAGCGTAGGCTCCGAGTGGGGTATTCATGGGTGTGGTGGGTGGGGTGTTGTTCAGTTGCCGTGCGGCAGTGATTGTGCTTCTTTTTCGAGTGGCGTCAAGTCTTTGATCTTGATGCCGTGAACGAGTGATTGGTGGACTTCGAGAGCCGGTGTGCTGCGGCACTTGTGACCGCATTGTGGACAGGGGTGGATGAAGGGGGTGCGGAGCATGGCTAGAAGCCTCCGAGTTCAGCGTCGATGATCTCCTGGCTCGTTTCGTTGTGCCAGCAACCGATAACGCTGACATCGGCGATCTTCTTGTTGAAGCACTCAAGGGATTCACGCTCCTCGAAGAGCTTTGCCTTGTCGCCTGGGGTGAGGTAGGCGGCGACCTCATCTTTGGTCGCTGGGGCGTTCTCAGTGAAGCCGCTGGCGCGCTTTGGATCACTGATCGTGTAGCGGACCTCGGGGCGGGCTGTGGCGTGCGAGACAGGGAACAAGCGGACGTATTCAGCCCCCTTGTGGGTGATGATCCAGGGGAAGACTGCCCACTCGCCCCAAGCAAGGGGTTGGACATCGCCACGCTCGCCGCTGGCGATAGCCTCTTTGACGCTGGCTTTGTTCGCGTAGTCGATGCCGGTGCGGAAGATGCCGTTGACGAACTTGGTGATCGTCACATCCTTGTGGGCGGCAGCGGTCTTGACGTTGGTCTGATATTCGACACGGATGAACTGTCCTTTACAGGCTTTGACGGTGTCGATGAGGGATTGGGCTTGGGGGCTGATTTGGCTCATGGTATTTGGTAGTTGAGTTTGGTGCGCCGGGTGGCGTGATTGGAGTATGGGGCGCTCCAGACTGAACGCAAATTTTTTTTATCACTTTCTTCACAGGTCCGAACTCGGACCTACAAGAAGCGGTGCTTGGGCTTGATGTGGATCGGTGCCAGTTGCCGTGGCTCCGTGTCCTTCGCCCTCATGCGGAGGTAGGTGTCGCGCTCCACTTTTTCGGCAGCACGCTCCTGGTCGTCCGCCTCCTTAATCTCACGCTTGATACGCTTTTTGGTTTGGCGCATCTCTTCAAGTGACGCTTCCCCCGGCTCGCCGCGTTTAGCTCGCTTAATGTCGCGCTTCGTCTCAAGCAACTCGTGATCGAGCGACCCAGGCTTGTGCGGATTCGGCTTCAGAGCTTTGAATGCAGACGGCATCAGTATGCGGAGGTTGGGAAGCCATCGGCTCCACGTTTGATGTCCGGCCTGCTCGGAGAGTCGGTCATCCTTTTCTTCTTCTTCAGGTCGTTCATGTCCTGCTGGATACCGGCTTCACGATTAGCCATGCCGGTGTATCGCTGGGCTGCGGTATAACCCTGGATGCGTTTGCGGCCATCACGGCGGCGACCCGTCTCGTCATAGCGACCAGACTTCATCGAAGGCTCGTCGTCGTATTCGCCAGCCATGTGAGCGGTGGCGAGAATGTCGCGTTTCTGAGCGTAGTTTTTGCCGAATTCCTCGGCCTTCTTGATGGCGGCGAATGCTGACATGGAGGTGTGTTGTTATGGTGATTGAAAGACTTGCGCCCCTCTTTTACTTTCATCTTCGTCTGGTAGAAGTTGATTATGGAGGTGCTTTTGGATGGACGCTTCTTTGTGCCTACCGGAACCTCGAAGCCTTTGTTCGTTCAGCAAGTGTTGGGTTCTTTTTACCATTCTTTCTGTCGCAACAATTTGGTTCATTATATCGTCCTCGATAGGATCATCTTCGACCCTCTTTGTTACTTCTGGGAGTTGCTTTGGGCGATCCTTTGCCGTGTAGCCACGAGATGATATTGCCTTCTTGATGGTCCCATTTTCATCCATCTCATACCCATGAGCCTTGGCGGATTTATTGTATGCGTCTCGCTTCCCATGGAACGACCCATCCTTCTTCGCAGCAGCAATCCTATCCTCTCGTGAGGGCGGCTTGAGCGCAGAAAATGCAGATGCCATGGCGTTACTTGTGGTAGAGGTCGTTGAGCGTGTCGGTGAGTAACATTCCAGAGGCGGCGACCTCGTGGACGGATGAGCTGTGCTCGTGCCCGTCGATCACCTGGGGCTTGGTGTTCCAGTGGGCGGGATTGGTTGGGTGCCTCGTCCAACCAGCTTTTGTCATCTGGTTGATGACGTGGTTGCGGATGTAGAGGCAGGCGATGCGTAGAAGGAGTGATCTCATTTGCCGATTTTTGGGACGCGGATTTTGGGCTTGGCTGGTGCCATAGAGGCGAATGCCGGGGATGACTGCGTGCGGTCTGCCTGCACCTGATCGAACAGCTTGTTGACGCCCTCGGTCTGCGTCTTGATGTTCTCGGCCTGGAGTTTTCCAAGGGCGGCAAATGCGCTCGTTCCTTGGCGGCGATGGACCCTGCGGCTCATTCCGCGTGTCCCACTGCCTGCGGCGGCATTGACTCGTGCGTTTGCCAATCCAGAGGCAAGCTCTGTAGATCGGTCGTTCAGCTCAAGCAAAGCCTTACTGCGCTCGATGTCCGTTTTTCGTTTGGCATCGTCAGTCACGCGCTTCTGGTTGTGCGCCACCAGATTTGCCATGTGCTTTTGCCCCTCTGGAGAGGCTTGGTCAACCATACGACCATTCACGAGAGTTCTCACTCCGCTGCCACCTGTTGATGCCCAATTATTGCTCATGCGAAAACATCTGTGCCAATTTTTGAGTTGGCAATGGTTTATTTTGCTCCCTCGAACAATGTTGCTGAACTTCGGCACAGGACAGCGATGGCTGCGGCTTCCACGCGCCTTCCGTCATGCCCTGGCTCGACTCCATGGACTCCATCTGGGCTCGTGGTATAGGTGTGCGTTTGGGCGATGAGATTCATGTCCCAGAACTCGATGTTGCCGTCACGCACGAATGACACGAGTTCCTCCATGGCATCGGCCTTGATCGCTGGGCTGAACTCAAATCCAGGCTTCTTCGCTGGGCGCTCTCTGCCCACTGGCTTCATGCTGGCGCGCACATCGCGTCGGTAGATCATGCAGTCGTGCGCCCATAGCTTCTCGATGATCTTGTCGCGTTCTCCGATGGTTGGGATGACAATGCAGTCGCCGTAAATCTTTGACGCCATAGCTGCCCAATCCACGAGCAAGTCTTCGTCCACTCGTGAGTCTGGTCTGCTGCAAGCCACGAGACGCATCGGCTTGCTCTTGTCCACGGCCTCCACCTCATCCTCCTGAACAAATGGAGTTTGCCACACTTGGAAGATGCCGTTGTGGATCACGGTTAGATATGAGTGACCCCAGCGAGGCGAATCCCACTTCGACATCCAAGCCTTGCTCTCGTCTCGTGTGAACATGAGGCGTGCTCCCTGGCGCGTGATGACGCCATTGATTGGTTTTTCGGTCGATGCCTTGCTGGACATCTTTTTGATAGCATCGTGGTCCAACATCATGTTTGTCATAGATTCGTTTCCTTCTCCCGTAAGATAGCTGAATAGTGATGCGGTTGCCAACTGCATAAATGAGTCGGCGAGATGCGAGGTCCAGTCGTGGACAAACTCGTTGAGGAACTTCTTGTCATCCCAAGGGTCTTGCTTGCGGCGATACATGGCGAGGGCATCGACAGCGTGCCCGCACTTCTCGGAGTCGAACTCGAACTGCCAGAACATCTGCTTGGTCTTGTCCACTGCCAGATACTTCTGACCAATACGATCTACAACCATGATCGTTCCGTTGAGCCCATGCCTCTTCAGGTCTTCCTGTGCTGTTGTGCGGTTGCGTAAGTCGGTTTTGTTTCGTCCGTCGTGTGGCAGGTAGTGGTATCCGTAGCGATACGGCTTGCCGTTCATGTGCTTCACCCGTTCAGGGAATGTGATGTCAAGACCCTTGATCTCTCCGTTGTCCTTTCCGTCCTTGTTCTTGCCGCTCTCAACATCGCAGTCGATGAACCTGAACATATTGTCGATGATCTGGAAATACCAGACGATGGTGTTCTCTGGCGCTCCGATGTCCCAGAGCGTGTGAACGGGTCGTGTTGGATCGTGGGGGAACTTGTTGATGCGCCCTGACCCACGGGCGATGTCGATCTCTTTGGCGAACACCGCGCCCTCGACCGGCGATAGGAAGATTTCAGCAATCTCCGATGGGTAGATCGAATATACGCGCTCGCCGTATTTTGCTTTCTGCTTCTGATACCAGAGGCGCTGCGGGTTGGTGTATGTCTTTCCGTTCCTTCTGGTTAGTCCCTCAAAGTATGCGTGAGTCTCTGGCGTGATGCTAGCTGGGTCGCCTTTGTGGACATAGGATGGCTCTGAGTCCCAGGAGAAGAACATGACAAAGAAATCTTTGTCTGGGTCTTTCTCGGCATCTGGAGTGGTGAGTGCGTCGTCCAGGATTCGGTATAGCTGCCCGTGCTTTCCGCCATGCCACGTCGTCTCGATGACGATGATCGCATCTTCCGCCGATGGCATACCACCCTCAATCGTCTCACGGGCGCGCTCCGGTGCTTTGATCTGCGTCTCGCCGAGTTCGGAAAGGTGGATGAGCTGGTTGGTGCCACCACGAATCGAGTCTCCGGCATAGACAGCGCTCTCTTTGTCCACGCCCTCAAGGTGCGATGCGCGCAATCGAAACTCTCCAGACTGCTTGTTATGCGTGACCACCGTCCACCCAGCTTTCCAGTCTGCGGGCAGCTTGTCGAACGCATAGACGATCTTCTCTTCGAGCTTCTTCTTCGCATTGCCTGCCACGAAGTCACTGATGCTGATCTGAACCCCGGTGCCGAATAGGATTGAGTCGAGAATGATGATGGCAATCAGTGTGCTCATCCCAAGCTGGCGAGCCTTTGGAATGAAAATCTTCTTCCTCTTGAGGACATAGATTTGGTGTAGCACCTGCTCCTGCTCGGGGGTCGGCGTGAACTTCTGTGGCTTACCCTTGCGATTTCTGATCGTGTAAATAGAGCGAATCCGCCAGAGGGGAGACGCTAGCTGCTCCTGGGTTGGTGGAGCTGGCTCAGACATCGGTCAGATCGAAGTGGGCGGAGGCGCGCTTCTTACAGGTCGGAGTTCGGACCTGCAAGAATGATTTAACGAATTCGGAGGTCTTCGTCTGGAGGCTAAACAGGGTGGCGAATGGGTTATGCTGAGCACGCCTTGATGCCGGTGGCGGCTCAATCCACTTCACTTCATTTTGGTTGTCAGTGAACTTGTAGCTGATGAATTCGCGCACAGAGGTTGATCGCTCATAGTCAGTTTTCCATTCTCCAATGCGACTGGTTATCTCAATGGACTTTTTGGCAATTTTTGCTGCCTCCTTAATGATTGTGATAATCTCTTCTTTGGAGAGCAGCTCTGTTACCGGCTCACTCAATACCTCGTTATTATCCATACGTTGTGCTAGGTCTTCGGGAGTCATTGCTCATTGATCGGTGTGACATCCCTCTCCTCCGGGATGCCCTGGTTGATGATCTGGAGGAGGATCGAGCCAATCGGCTTCGGTGCCGAGTTGTCTCCGTTGCTGATGATGGTTAGGGCCACCTTCGCCGCATCGAGCGGGTTGGCCTTCTTGTATTTCTTTTTCACGCTGCCCATCGGGCTAACTTCGGTCGTCATCTCGACAACCAGTGGGTCGTGCTCATTGAGCTGCGATAGGGGTGTGCGGATGGCCCGTGCGCAGAAGCCGAGAATCTCTTGTTCGGTGAGGATCGCTGACTCCACACGACTGCTCGCCATCTGCTTTCGCAGGTGGTTGGTAGCCGCTATGATCTTGGGGTTGTTGGCTTTGCGCCATGCGTTGGATGTCGCCGCCTGCTTCGTGCCGCCGTAGGCAAGCTGGAATGATTCGATGTCCGATTTGTTGAGGGCGCGGTGCAGGCAGAAATCAAAGTCCTCTTTCTTCAACTCCTCGATCACCGCGACCTCCATAGGAACCTTTGCCTTGGGTTTAGCCTTTGGCATACTTTGACGGCCTCCCCCGGTTGGAGTTCTTTTGCTGCCCGCTGCCGCTCCTTTCTCTCATTTGGAGGCGTGCGCTGATACCGCACGCCAAACATAGAGATGCCCCCGGCTCCGATGGCTGGGGGCATCTCGTGCAAAGCCCCTGGGCCTTGCGGAGGGTTCTGCGCTCTGATGGAGTCACCGGACTGATCCGTTGGCGATTTGTGCGCGGAAGTGCTTGCGCCGTTTGCGCTGGTTGGTGGTCCGGTGGGAGCGGCGAATGGAGATGTTGCCACCCCCATTGAATACCGGGTGCGCCAGCGAGCCTCCAAGGCCCATGGCGTTGGCGAGGTTGATGGGCTTGCCGGACAATCCACTCTTGCCGGTGATGGCAGAGAAGACGGCGGCGATAGCCATGGCGATACGGTTGAAGAAGCGAGGCTTCATGCGTTTTTCAGGAGGTGGGTTCATGGGCGTGTTGGTGTGGCGTGTTTATGTGGACTTGATGTGGATTTTTGTCAACGTCTAGGTTTCGGCCTTTGTGGCTCGAAGGATGTCGATCTTGATGTCGAATTCATACCTCTGATCTTTAGCGGCTCTGGATTTGCCTTTGATCTTGGCGCGCTCGGACCTGAGATAGTTGATCTCTTTCTGGATGCCCTTTGCGGCTTTGCGTGCAGCGAGAATGCCAGCAATCCTGCGCTCGGATTTCTCCTTAGCGTCGATCAGTCGCTGGTATTCTTCGGACCCGTGGTCGGTGTCAATGCGTGGTGGCACTGCTTTTGTTGTGCGTGGAAGGCGCGAGGCAGAGTGGTGTCTATCTTGCAGCCCGAGATGCAGTTCGGTTTCCATGTTGTTCGATGAGTTTGGTTGCTTGTTCTTTGCTCAGTCCCTTGGCCTCAATGCCAAGCTCCTGAAGTTTTCCAAGCTGGAGAACGGATGGCGCTCCTTGCTTGCGGCTCTTGTTGAGCATCGTGATTATTTGGTAGGCATGTCCGCGACTGATCACAGAGTCTGGCGCGACTCCGAGTTGCGTGAGATACTGAAGCTGGACGGGCAGCGCTGGCTGTGCTGCCCACAAGCCCTGTGACTGTGCGTCGTAATCGAAGAGGTCGTGGTCCCCGTGGAGCGTGGCGACATAGCGTGCATCATAGACCGTCTTACGTCCAACCTTGCGTGCCCGCTTGACCTCGCGGATGAATGCTTGCTCGCGATCCTTGGCCGTGATGATCGACTCCTCCTGGAGGTCGAGAACACCTTGTTTGGCCTTCATGCGCTTCTTCATCCAGTCCACCTGCTCCGGCGAGTCCGAGCACAGATCGGCGGGCGTCATCACGCTGAGATGTGGGAAGCTGCCGAACACGTCGATGAGCAGGAGATTCTCCTTCTTTCCCTCGCATTTGCAGGAACGGTAGTCCCGGCATCCATTTGGGCAATAGAGGCGGATTCCGCGCCCTACCGTCTGCTGGTATTGAACCTTGCTGCCGATGGCACGCAGGGGCACCACGCACGCGATCTGGTCATCATCGTAGCCGGTCGTGAGTAGAAGGGAGTTGTTTAGGCTCTGGAACTTGTTGATCGCAAACTCTTCGATGATCACCTTGCGATCCTTGCTCACGCCAGAGACGTGCTTGCTGCTGTAGCCCCGCTCCTGGAGTCGGCGGCTGAATGCCTCGCTTGAGGCAATGGATGGGTGAAACCAGAGGGTCTTACGGTTGCCTGCGACTTTGGACCACTCGTCAATGATCCCGTCCCAAAGTGGCATCATTGCCTCAGCCAAAGCCACCTGCTCCTCGCACGAGGTTTCGACTTTCTCGATGTCCACCGAACTGAGGTCGATCTGGTGAACCTTGATCGGCACCACGAGCCCGTTGTCGATGCCATCGAAGAGGTCCATCTTGTAGGCGATGTGCTGCCAGTAGCCCATGAGGTTCTTGCGATCTCCACGGGCAGGCGTTGCCGTCACCCCAAGCATCTTGGTGCCTGGGGATTCCTGGAAGTATGTCAGCACTTTCTTCCATGCTGGGGCAAGTGATAGGTGGCACTCGTCAGCGATCACCACGCCAAAATGGTTGGCTGGGAAGCGGGCGAGCCTCTCCGCGTTCTGGAGGCTCTGAACGGATGCCACGACCACGTCGGCTTCGAGTGATGCCCGGTCGCTGGCCTTCTCCAAGTCAGCCACGAGGTTTGCAGCCGCATACAGCTTCTTGACTGTCTGGCTCACAAGTTCATCACGGTCCACGATGAACAATGACTTGTAGCCACGGCGATGCGCGAGCCACATCAGGCGGCTGGAAAGAATCGTCTTTCCGAATGCTGTGCAAGCTACTGCCATCACGCGCTGGATGGGCTCGCCTGTGAGTTCACCGTTCCAGGAGCGGATGATGTTAGTCACAGCCTCTGTTTGATGGGGGCTGAGTTTGAACTTTGGGTTCCAGTCGGACATTTGGTTATTGGTAATGGCTGAATTGAACGACGGTGCTTGGCAAGTCATACGGACTGGATGCCGCTGCTTTTGCTTTTGCTGCCCGTCGCTCAATTCAACCAGCAGCGCTTGAAAGCTCGCTGCCGGAAGAATACTGTTCGTCTGGCCTAACGATTGATGCCGGGTTCAGTTACCCTGTGTCAATTTCCTATGTGACCTCTTATCGCTCCCATACGGGTGATCATGCGCAAAGACCGGACGCACTGAGGACGCTCGTTACGCCTTGCCCGGCGTGAAAGTGATGAGTCCGGCAGGCAGGCGAAGCTCTGCGGATTTCTTGCTGCCCTTGGCGAGCTGGACGATGAACCAGTTGATGAGGTCATCTACAGTCGATGTGAGGTCCGGTGCCTTGCTCGTGATCTTCAGCGCATCTTTGATCGAGATGTTCTGGATGATGAGCGGGGCGATGCCGAGCTTCTGGGCTTTGGGCAGTTCGCCGAAGACCTTCAGCTCACGGTGCTCCTTGAGGATCGAGCCGCGAGTTGCGGCCTTCACCAACTGGTGATCAGCGCCGAGTTCTTTGGTGATGTTCACAAGGATTGCCTTCCTCTCCTCCTTGATTTTGGCGGAGTTCTTTTTGGCCTTCTCGTCATCACGACGACGAACGGCTTCTTGGTAGGCAGCATCGAGAGAGATTTTCTGCTCTTCGACCTGCTTGGATATGTCGGGGGACTTGGCGATGAGCTGGGCCTTCTTGACCGCATCAGTGCTCACACCAACTTCCTTGGCGGCTTCCTCACGGGCGACGTGGGATGGCACCTTGGCAGCGGCTTTGACCGGCTTCTCGACCTTGGCTCCAGTCGGCGGCGTGGACTCCTCGCTCGTGACCTTTGCCTTCGCCTTCAGCTTTTCAGTGATGAGTTTGGCGATGTTGACGGCGATCAGGCTGAGATGACCTTCGCTGAGATGGCGGCGGGAGAGGTTTTCGCGGGAGACGAACTCCAGGGCGCTTTCGCCATCAGTGGTTGGGTTGAACTCACGGAACGTGAAGTCCTCCTTTTTCAGGCCGGACTCAGCGCCGAGGATGAGTCGGTTGCGCCCATCAAGCACGAGCCCATTGGTGAGCACGATTGGGTGGTTTTTATCGAAGCCGGTGGAGAGGCTGGCGAGTAGGACTTCGCGGGACTTGCCTGATGCGAGTGGCAGGATGTCGGCGTATTCATGTGCTTTCAGGCCGAATGGCAGCACGACGTTATCTTCAGTGGGTTTGCTCATGTGAGGTGGGTGTTTGGTGTTTGGGTTGGCGTTTGCCAGTGGTGGTGATTGTGGGTCGGAACTCGGACCTGTCAAAGTCTTTTTATCATCACTTTGAATCGACTACCCTCCAGCCGTCTTTCGAGTCCTGGGCGAAGCGGAACTTGATGTGCGGGAAGTCGCTGATCGCACGCTTGAAGGCTGCGACAGACCTTCCGTTGGACCCGAGCTTGAATGAGCCTTTGCATTCGACCGCCAGGACGATCTCTGCCCCCTTCCACACAATCCAGTCTGGCGTGTAGCGTGTGCCATCTTCGAGCTTCAGTGACAGGCATTCGTATTGGAGTGTGTAGCCGTCTCGCTCACGGAACTCAACGGCAAGCACATCGCCATATCGAGACTCTGTTTTGTTAGGCTCGTTGGGTTTCGGGAGCCTGATCGGCGGCTTCTCGTGATTCGTGACCGTTGATGGAATCTTTGATCCGAACTGCGCCCGGAACTCTGCTGCCGTCATGCGGTTTCTTTTTTCTGCTCCAGTCATCGGCGTTTGAATTCTCCAGCTTTGATTCTCTTGAGCAACATCTTCACGAACTCGCGACCGGCGTGAGCGTAGCATCTGTCGATGTGCTTGCAGCTTTCGTGGACCGGCACCAGATCGGCTTTGAGCGCTGGCTCTGTGCGGTATTGGTGATCGGGGCAGGTGCAGGAGCCCATGCCATCGTAGGCGAACAGGTCCACCATGTAGTAGTGACCTGGGTTTGACTCGGACTCGACTCGGAACTCGCCAATCGTTTCTAGCGGCTCGATCTCAGGTGTCCATGTTTCTGACTTGGTTGCCATGGGGCGTTTGGTTATGCTCTTTGTTATCCTACAACATCACGCTGATTTGTTTGGACAACGCATACATTATGTAGATGACTGCACCTATCAGTAACGCGACCTTCAAGCAGACACGAGGAATGAGCCATTTGTCCCAAGGTTCAAGACTGAGCGGTGTTTCTGTTTCGATAACCGTATCAAACTTGGTTCTGCATGGGAATCCGTTGATATGGATGATCGAGTTGCTTGGAAGTATGCATTTCATGGGTTACTCCCAGGTGATCTCGCAGTGGATGCGAGCGGTGCGACCGATGTCGAAGGCGAGGCGAGAGATGGCGTTGCGCACATCCCACTTCAGCGATCCAAGGTCGTCGCGAATCACTGCCTTTCCCCCGTCGCCTTCGATGACTTGCACGTCATGTGCGTCGATGAAATCGAGGAATGCCTGGACGATGACCAGCGGTGGCATGATTGGAAGCTCGGACTTTTCCGCAGCCTCGTTCGGGTCCAGGAGGACAACCATGATGTTGCGGTCGATGCGCTTGCCAAGCGTGATCAAGTCATCGAGGTGCGAGCGTTGAGCGCCGAGCACGCGACCATAGTTGCGGCTTGGGGTTTCGATCTGGATCGTGTAGCTGTCTCCGTCGTCCTTGGACTCGATCTGGAAACGCTTCTCGCGGAGAAGGCCAGCTACGAACATGGAGATGATATTTTCGGGCGATGTGGGGGTCATTGTGGTGTTTGGTGAGCTTTACTATGAGCGCTTGGATTGGCGCTGTCGATTAGAATTCTGGGGTGAAGCGAAATTGTGGACCGATGAGTTTAACCTTGATTTTCCAGTTGGGTGAGCCGTCTCGGTTCTTATCGCAGCGGAGAATTCGGCGGCGAATGCCGGTGTCGGCTTCGGCATCAGGCTCCTGCCCCTTGTATGCGGCGTAACCGCCTTTGCTTTTCTTTTCCTCTTCCTCGCGCACGATGTCGATCTTCACGTCTGCGTCGTTCTTGATGTCGGCGGCTTCGCGAGCTTTACCGTCATCGTTGACCTGTGATGGCAGGATGATGTCGATGTCCTCGGTCATGCACAGGTCGTGCAGCTTGCGGGTGATGCTCGCGATCTCCATCTGGCGGCGTTCGTGGTTCTTCTCGTCTGTCGTGATGAGCTGGACGTAGTCGATCTCAGCAACAAAGCGCTGCCCTGGCTTGAGCTTGCGGCGGCGGCGGCGGATGTCGCGGATGATCCATTGCACGCTCTTGCCGCTCACGTTCTTGATCACAAGGTCGAAGCTGGTGATCTCTTTCGTCGCCTTTTGGAACCCCTCAAGCTGAGCGCCCGAGAACTTGCCGCTCTTCATTGCGTCAGAGTCGATGCGACCGATGGAGCTTACCATGCGCGCAGCCTCCTTAACTGGTGCCATCTCATAGGTGTAGATCGCCGCCTTGTGCGTGTATGGCATCATGCTTCCATTGTGCCACACTTCGGCTCGCAAATACTCCTCTATCAGTTGGCGGCTGAGTGTCGATTTGCCGTCGCCAGATTCTCCGGTAATCACCCACAACCTGCTTCCATAGTAGCCTCCAGTATTGTTGTCGATCTCCGTCCATCCGGTTGACACGCCCTTCAGCTTGCCTTGGTTCTCCATGTTGTATCCAACCTCGTCCACGAGTTTGCCAATCAGCTCTTTCATCGACTCATCGGGGGTTTCGAGGTCTGAGTTGTCAATCTCTTCAGCGACCTCTCGCAGGCGCTCTGTGACAGGAATGACTTGGTCCAACCCCTTGTTCTGTATGTCGTAGATGATGGATGCGCAGCGAGCGATTGCCATCCTATCGTAATGCTTGTCGGCGACAATCTTTGCGTAGTGCTGAAAGTGTGATGGGCTTGGGACAAACGTGAACGCCTCAGAGATTGCCGATGGTCCGCCAACCTTATCGAGAATGTTTTTGTCTCTGAGCCTGCGCGTGAGAAGAACTGGATCGAGCGGCTCACGGGAGGCGTTCATCTCGATCATCTCCTCCATGATCGTTCTGTTTGCCTCATGGTAGAATGCAACGGGTCCGAACGTGAGATGGTCGAATCTCTCAGGGTCTTGCATCAGCGAGCTTATGACGCCTTTCTCAGCCTCATCTGAGAAAGGTAGAGCCTTGTTGATGTTTGCCAGGATTTCCTCTGGAGAGAAGGGCTTCTTTTGGAATGATGATTTGGACATTGGTATTTGGTGTTGGTTAGGCGTTATTCTTTTTATAACTCCACATGCGCCAGTAGCAGGCTGCTCGTGCCCCGTCAATGATCTTCGGGTCTATTTTATTCTTGTGGAGTTGAGGGGCTTTTTTATGTGTGGAGATGACCGCCCGATCCTTGTATGGGTGAGCAATTTTGAGTCCTGCCCATTCTGGGATAGTGATATTGTTCTCCATGCCGGTGACGACCACGAAGTAGAAGCGTGATGGACCACGACCATCTTTTGCCGCGATCACCTCGTGCTTGTTGATTGTCCTGCCAGTTCTCCAGTTGTTTATCCCGCGCTCATCCTTCACCTTGGTTGCATCCTTCTTGAAGTCGGCGACCGACACCTTGATCTCGTGCTCCACCCAATAGTCGGAGTTGGTTACGGCCATGATGTCGTTCTCCCACCAGTTAGGCGGAGAGAAGTTTGGCATCACGAGTTTGTGGCTGGCTTGGAGGTCCAGGAACAGAGCACATTGGATTTTGTTTTCGTTCATTGGCGTTGGTTTTATATGTGCTGCCATAATTTTCTGGTTATGATAAAGCTGATGAGTGAGTGGCTGACATTGAACTTATCGGCAAGTGTTCTGTAAGTAGTCTGTCCAGCTTTGTGAATCTCGCGAATTTGAATAACTTGATCGTTTGTTAGTTTGGACCTCCCGTGGCTTGAACCCTTCTGTCTAGCTTGCCTACCCTTATCGTCCCTATCGTTCATGTTCTCCGAGTGCGTTCCGGGTTTGCAGTGAGATGGGCGACAGCACCCTGGATTATCGCATTGGTGTAGAATGCAGGCACCATTGGGAATTGGGCCGTTTTCTATAATCCAGGCTACTCGATGAGCCAAAGTCATCCTGCCTTGCAATCTGAATGATCCATATCCGTCTGGAAACTTCCCGGCAGTCCACAGCCAGCATGGTGAATCCATGTGCGGCTGAGTTGATCCATCTTTGTTTATTTTTGCCCAAAATCTTTTTACTGCTTCGGGATTTGGGTTGGTTATGGGAATGGTTTTCATCGGTATTCTTTGGCCCGGTCGATCTCGCCCTGCCAGTTGTTGAGCAGCGTCTTTACATCACGGCGGAGGAACTCGCAACCGCTGACCGTGTAATACCATTCGAGGATGTCGATGTCTTCGCGCAGCTCATCGAGCGGCACCGAGGCATAGGTTTTGGCAAGTTCAGTGAGCGCCTTGTCCTCGACCTTCGACCACTTGGTATTGACGCGGCGTTTGAACCACTTGTGAACTGCCTCGCGGATGAGGAACTTGGGATCGCGGAGCATCTTGCCGATCTCGATCATGTCTGGGTCTTCGTTTGAGAATGGTTCTGGAGTAGGTCGGAGTTCGGACCTGTCACCCATATCAGGATTTCCTTCATTGGATTTCCTTGATGGATTACCTTCGGAGCCTTCTCCTGACCCCCTGCTGGTCATCTCCTGACCGGGAGCCGTGCATTCTATGACCCGGTCATCTCCTGACCCGGTCATCTCCTGACCCGGTGCATTTGTCCAAACAGCAGCACGAGTGAGGAAGTAGCGATTCGAGTGGCGTCCACCTTCGGAGCGGATGACCTTCAGCATCTGGCGCTCCTCAAGCTCAGCAATGGCGCTTTTAACCGTGTTCTTGCTGATGCCGCACACTTTGGCTATGGACTCGATTCCAGGCCAAGCATGACCCGTCTGGTTGGCGCGACGGGCAATGTGGCAGTAAATGCGGAAGGCATAGGCAGAGAGTCCAGCGTCATCGAGTGACGAGTGGACGAAGATCACGTTCATTCCCGACGTGTCCTGATTCAATTTTCCTCCAGGTTCGGTCATATCAAATGCAGTGTGGTAGCTTGTTGAAGTCGATTCCGAGTTGGTGGCAGAAGGTGGGCTTGCTGGCCTTGATGCGGAGAGCCTCGCCAATCTGGTAGCCGCTCATCCGGCTCATCACATGCTCGAACGTGTTCCAGTGTGATTTCTCGAATGCCACGGCGTCATGCGCTGGGCGTGGCTCGTAGTCTGTTGGGTCGTCGCTCATGGCTTGAGGAAGGGCTGGAGTTTGGCGAGGGTGGCGCTGATGTTGTCGCAGTGCCCACGGTTAGCCGCTTTGTCTTCTTCGGTTTGTGGGGCATGCAAAGTGATAGCGCGGTGAACTTGATAGCAGTTCTCTAGCATGATTTGCGCCTCCTTGATCGCACCCCGCATCCCCCTGGCCGTGAGGCATCCCTCGGCTGCTTCGTGGGCGTTTAGCGATGTGAGGACAGCGTTCAGATCGCGCTCGATTTCTCTTTTTTCATTACGCAGATCAATAATGACCGACAGCATATCCTGCTGACGCTTAATAAGCCGCTGGTTGAGTTCTTCGACATCGGCTGCGTGTTTGGCTCTGGCCTCGTCTCGCTCGCGTTCGAGCTTGCGGGCGAAGTCATCATCAACGCAGTGTATGAAGTTTCCTGCTCCGCAAGCGGCGTCAGTTTCTGGTGTGTTGGTGTTCATCGTGCTCATTTTGGTGTTTAGTAGTTTGGTGATCGTGATCCTATCCGCGTTGCCACTTGCCGTCAACCTTCCTGTATCCGTAGGCCGGTAGAAGAGCCTCGACCTCATCGAGCTGAGCGAACGTCACCCAGACAAGCGAGGCGCTGATCGAGCCTGGGGGCTGTGGTTCGGCGATGGTGTAGCCGTTCTCGTCCATTGTGATCGAGACTCGTGGCTCTTCTTTCGATGTCCACATCGCTGACCATGGTGTCATCACCTTGGCCGCGCACCCAGCGATCTCCTCGTCATCGAATTCGTTAGGGTGCTTGCGATTGACCATCGCGAGTCCGGCCTTCTCCTGGAGGTAAAGCGACTGCTTGCGGAACTTTTCTGACCACTCTTTCAGGCTGTCCATGATCTTCTTATCGCCTGGAAATTTGAAGTTGAAGTCGGGATTGCTCACAGCCCAGCCTCCGTCGTGAATGGTGATTGCCGCTCGGTGACGATGTCGAGCTGTGACTTGGCGCGAGTCATGCCAACGTAGAACAGTCGGCGCTCTTCCTCGTCCACGTTCGATGGCTCCCAATCGTTGAGGATCACCCGGTCGAATTCGAGCCCCTTGGCGCTGTGGATGGTGCCGATGTGGACGTTGGTTTTAACGGTGTTTGAATGCCGTTTTAACTCCTCGCGCAGTAGATCGACCTCCTTGTTGTAGCGGAACAGCACTGCGAGGCTCGCATTTGCGCTCTGCGTGGCCTGAATGACGTTGGCAAGGTGATATGGCGTAGCTGGCGGCAAAACGCGCAGAATGCCCTCTTCCTGGCTCGCGGCGACCCCTGCCTTAGCGACTCGCTGCCGGTTGTGGGCGACGAGTCTGTTCGATGCCTCCACGATCAATCGGGCAGAGCGATAGTTGGTGGTGAGCGTCATCCTGGTGCCTTGGCAATCCAGGAACTCGGATGGGACAGCCCCACGGAATTCGTAGAGCGTCTGGTCTTCGTCGCCAACTACCGTCATGCGCGGCGTGTTGATCGAGTCCGCGACGATCCAGTCTTCGGCGTTCATGTCCTGCGCCTCGTCCAGGTGAAGTGACTCGATCTCCCAGAATTTATCCGCATCTTTCATCACACGGATGGCTTCGAGCTTGATGCTTTGGAACGTGCCGATGCTGAGCCTGCGCATCTCCATGAGCACAGCTCTGGCTACGATGTGGTGTGGGGTGATGAGCAGCGTTGGTTCGGCACCGAGAATCCCGAACACCTTTTCCAAGTCTGATTTTTGCTTTAAATTGGCGAGTTTGAGCTTGTCGCGAATGATGGACCGAGCGTGTTCATCGTGAACCGACACCTCGGTTCGGTAGCCGAGCTTCCCGCCGAACGTGTCCAGGATCAGTTTGCAGTATGCGTCTATGGTCCCGCAGAAGCCGATTGGTCCAGGCCCGCTGTGTGGCGCTATACCAATACGAACCAGACGATCCCACCCCAGAACATCGGCAAGACGTTTCTTGATCGCTTCGGCTCCGGCGACGGTATAAGTCAGGCACACGATCTTGGATCGGTCGATGCCGAGTATTCTGACTTCGTGCGCGATCTTCAGCGCTATGCTGTGCGTCTTGCCGGAGCCTGGGACTGCGGACAGCACAATGCGGTTGTCTGGCGCGTTGATGAAGTTGAGCTGCTGTTGGTTAGGTTGCATTTGGTGATTAAATGTTGAGGGGCTGACCGAAGCCAGCCCCATTGTTTCACAGGCTGATTACCTGCACAAGTTCCGAGTCCTCTGGGTCGATGCGAACTCCAGCCAAGAACACCTGATCGAGCGTCTTGTGCTTGATCGCCTGCTCCAGGTTCACGATAAAGCGCTTGAGGATGCGCTCATCCAGGTTGCCGACTTCGTCCAGAATCGCGATCTTCAGCTTGTCAGTCGATGCGAGTGCAGCGGTGAACGCGATGGTTGCTGCCGCCTCCTCTGCCCCGCAGAATCCTTCGATAGGCACCCACTTCTCTTCAGGGGTCCAGTAGCCTAGATTGAATCCACGATGCGTCAGCGGGCGCGGAAGGATTCCAACGAGCAGTTGGTTCGCCACACCCATGACCGGACCAAGGACTTTCTCCGTCGATTCCTTGTAGAGCTTGTCGAGGGCTGCTTTCGCCGCCTTCATTGCTTCGAGGTTGATCTCTGCCTGCTCGCGGCTGCGCTGGACCTGTTTGTCGAGTTCCTGCTTGGTGTCCCATGCACGGAGCGCTGCTTCTTGCGCCTCGTAGTCAGCGAGGGCTGCGTTGGCAGTGTCGAGGAAGGTGAGCGTCTGCTCGCGAAGCGTCTGGAGTTCGAGGATTGCCGCCTCTCCGCCCTTGATGATGTCATCATGCTTGGCTTTGAGCGCCGGGGGCTTCATGCCGCTCAACTCGTCTTCGAGTTCAGCAATGGAGCCTGCGATCTCCACGCTCTTCTGGTCAAGGTTGTGCCACTCATCGGACTGCTCAACGGTGTGGCGAACTCCCTGTCCGCAAGTTGGACATTTGCGATCACCAGAATCCTTGGACTCACACTCGACCATCTTGCCAGCAATTTCAATGGACTGGCGGCGGAGTTCTTCGAGCTTGAGGGTGAGCTTGGTGATCTCGCCCTCATCAGTGAAGCTGAAGGCTTCGAGAATGGCTTGGGAGCGCTGAATCTCAACATCCTGGGCGTTGAGCCGGTGGTCAATGTCAGCAAGGCGAGCATCGAGTTCGTTTCGGCTCTTTGTGACCCTGGCGTGTTCGTCCGCTGAGTATTCGGGTGGCGATTCGCTCGTCTCCATGTTGGTTAGCGCAGAGCCAGCGTAACGAGCGATCTGGTCGGTAAGCACTTTCGTCTGGCCTGCCACCTCATCCCACCACAAGTCCAGGGACTCATTGAGGGATGGCTTACCCTTCGACAAGACGTGCTGACCTTTGGCGTCAGTGATCGCCTTCTGGATGATGTTTCTGACATCGGCTGGTGAGATGGCGAGCTGAGCGCCGAGCGCACGCTGGATGATCTCAATGCGGGCAGTTGGCCCACTGTTGAGGAACAAGCGTGCATCGAATGCCGCAGAGCACAGCGGCTCCTTGTCCGCAGACTTCTTGTAGCCATCCACCTCGTTGCCAGAGAGGCGGAACTTGCGCTTGTAGAGGAGGCTCGGGTCGAGGTTGCTCCACAATTCAGCCTGGATGTCCAGGACTCCGCTCCAGCCGATGACTGAGCTGAGCTTCTCGTTAGTCTTGCCAAGGCGAGGGATGTATCCGAGGAGTGCCAGGGTGAGGCTATCGAGGATCGAGGTCTTACCAGCTTGATTGTCGCCAGTGATGACGACGATGGGCTTGGTGAATGTGAGGTCGCGGTTCTTGGCGCGTGCGTTGGTCTTGAGTGATGTGATCATTGTGGTTTGGTATTTGGGTGTTGGTCTAACGAATTATATCAGAACGGAATGTCGTCTCCTTCGAGTCCGGTGTCAATGATTGGCCCGTCGCCAAAGTCGTCAACGCTCGGAGGTTGGCGATTCGCTGGCTGGCGATTCAGCGGGCGCGTGACTTCGGCATCGGGTGGCAGATCGTGATGCGGTTCCTGCGCAGGCTGGCGTTGCTGCGGAGCTTGGCGGGGCGCATGGCGAATCTTGGCTGGGTCCGCGAGACGATCCGCTTCGAGTAGGCGACTGACACGCAGGATGTCGCTGGCGATGGTCCACACATCAGAACTGAACTGAGGTGAGATCAGGTAGTCGCGAGCCAGACCCGACCCCGTGGCTGGGTCAGCGCCGAACTTAGCGATGAGATTGCAGGCGTTGTTGATCGCCATACCCACCGTGACGCCCAAGTTCGTCGCAGGGCGCGTTTGCTGCGCGCTTTGCTGTTGAGCGCGCTGTTGATAGCCTGGGCCGTTCGCTCCTTGTCCACCATTGCCTTCCATGTGCGGAGATGGGCGTTGGTATTGCTGACGCTGCTGCTGGGGTTGCTGCTGGGGTTGCTGCTGGGGTTGCTGCTGGTAATTGCGCTGCTGCTGGGGTGCTGGCTGCTGGCGCTGCTGCGGGGCTGGACCTCCCCGGATGAACGCGATCTCGCACGACGACTTCACATCGAGCTGGACGTTTCCACGGTTGTCTTCGGCGACCACGAGCCCTGGCCCGCGATTACTGGTGTCCGTGATCTCGATCACCTGACCGATGGGGATGTCGCGTGGATCGCGTTCCCAGAACTTCGCCTCGCATTGGAATCCGCCTTCTGGATCGGCGATTTTGAAGATGTGAAAGCTCCAGGCTCTGGGGGAATTGGGCTTACTGTTGATGGTTTTGACGAAGGCGAGCACTTCGACCTGTGTGGAGCCAAGGCCGCAGCCGACTCCGAGTTGTGTGATTTGGCTAAGGGGCGTCATTGTCGTGTTTCTTGTTTGGTTACTTTGGTATCGGTGCCAGCATTTGTGCCAGCGGAGATTTTGCATCCTGAGTCTTGTTGATGAACTTGGCAAGGACTTTGTTCGTCCACTTGTCGAGCCAGACCGTCATCAGCCATCGACCCGTTTCAACATCCACAAACTCGTGTGAGTGAATGCAGTTCTTGGCGTAGTTCTCGAAGAACAGCGGACCCATCTTGGTTGGTGACGTGAGGTTGTAGAACGCTCGAACGACAGAGAATGCTTCGGAATTGAACGCCTCGTATTCAAACTCATCTTCGGTGAACGGATTGTAAGTTATGTGCGGCATCCAGAGGCAGTGGGAGTCATTCATCTTCATCGGATTCGCAATCTTGGTCGTCGCTATCGCTGGACTCGAATTCGTGGCGCTCCTCGTCATTCGCAAAGCGATCTGGATCGGGGTCTTCCTGCTTGAGAGTTGGGAGTGGATGGAGAAACGTCGTGACCTCTTCGATCAGATTCTCGAATCCGTCTTTGGAGACGTGGCGTGAGACGAGCTTCATTTCATCGAAGATCGCCAGGGTGTATTCGCTGGTGTTGGAGACTTCGCCGTATGAGGACAGGTGGATGCCCTGGTGCTCGTTGGCGATGAACGTGTGCTTGTCGCTGAGTTGGCGGCAGGCAACGACTGCTTGGCGAGCGGTCATTGGGGTCTTGTTGATGGCGTGGTGGTGTAGAAGCCCCTCGAAGACGAATGAGGGCTGTGGGGTGATGAAGTTGTGTGGCATGGTGGTTGGCGTTTGAATTATGGGCGCTTTGCTTCGTCAAGAATGAGCTTTCTGTGGGTGGGCAGGAAGTAGAATCCCTCGTCCTTCTCAACTTGCTTGAGAGCTACATCGTGGGAACACCCGTTGCCGGTGGCTACCTGATCCGTCATGGTGACAGCGTTGTCGATGTTGGCAATGTATTCCTCCTTGGTCAGTCTCTGGATGCTTTTGCCCCACACTGATCCATTAACTGATGGAATCTTGTCGATGTGAATGCCCCACACTGGAGATTTGGTTTTTTTGATTGGGTGTGCCATGATGTTTGGTGCGCCGGGTGGCGTGGCGTGATCATAGGTCCGAACTCGGACCTGTCAACGATTATTTGTCAACTTACTCGTATAGCAGGTTCAGATCGCGAATTGTCCACCGCTGGAGGTCGGAAGAAACCACGCGCATTTTGATGCGAACGGCACTCGATCTGATCGAGATTCCAACTCGGTGAGGAACGTCACGCTCCTTGGCCCCCATCTCGCCATAGATGATCGTGCTTTCGCGCCCATCGTGCGTGATGAACGTCACTTCAACAGATGCCCTTGAGCCCTTGATTGAGCGCCACTCAAGACCCCTGAATGTGATCGGCCCCTCGACCTTGCCGCCGATGGACTGAGCGTCGATGAACGCCGTCTCCATCACCGTCTCATTCGAGAACCAGAGGTCTTTTGCGACCCCATCCAACGATACTTCGTTCGTTAGGTATCCATTGTGCGACTGACCCGGAGTGGTGTTTGTGGCGTGGTAGGTTGGGGAAACCTGCCCGGTGAAGTTGTTGCTCGAATACTGCTGCTCTCCGGTGTCCCAGACAAAGAGGTTGCCGTCAGCATCACCCAGCACATAGACGCCGCGACCGGCTTCCATCGAGCAAACGTGAGTCGGCGCACATGGTGCGTAGAATGGTCCATACATGCCCTGAGTATTTTCATCGAAGGCGAAGCCAACGGTGCCTGAGTCAGATGGCATCCACACAAAGATCATCTGCGTGGTCTTGTCGTGTAGAAGATTACACTTGCCCGGGCTCTGTTCCATCTGGTCGAGCGAGACATAGCTGCGGATGTAGTCGATTGCGTTGTTTGTTACCGACTGACCGGCGCGTGTTCCGTATCGAGCCCCATTGAATTCATAGATGTTCCGGTCTGAGGCGAGGAACAGAATCTTGTTGCCCTTCGATGTCGTGACGCATCGCCCGTTGACCATGCCGACTTCAATCGGTGGCTCGTGCTGGATGTTGGTGTCGCCTGGGTCAACGATCACGATGCCGTCTCGGAAGTGGACGTGCAGTGATTGCTTGTCGCTGTATAGACCGCTCACCTCGTTTGAGGCGCTGCCGAACGATTTTGCAATGGTGTCGTAGTCATCCAGATTCACGCCTTCCGGGCACACTTCATCGAATGCCTGATCCTTGGACGAATAGACACGCGCCTCGTTGTTGGGCACACCCGCGCACCAGTTGACGTTTCCAGCCATCGCCACATATCTGTGAGCCGGTGGGCGGTTCTGGTCGATGGACATCAAATCTCCGGCTTCCGTCTGTGATCCGATGACGAAATAAACCGCATAGACTCTCGCTGATCCAATGAGGCTTCCTGAAGCTCCGATGCCGACAGCGGACCCGCCCCTAGTCAATGAAACCTGGAAGTTATATGCAGTCCTGTTGATCACCGCGTATTCGGTTCCGGTGACAAGGTTTGCCGGAGCCGTGGTGAACTTGATCGAGTCGTTGGTCGATAGGAGATTTTGCGCCAGGATGTAAGCGGTTGCGGACGCAGATGCAGTTGCCGTGATCGGCGATCCGCCAGACGTTGCGCTGAGCCCGTATGCGCCTACTCCTGTGCTGACAACGTAGTATGGCGTGTGCGACGTGAATCCGTTTGCTGTGGCTACGAACATCACGACAGTTCCAACCGCCAGTGATGGCGTTGTCGTGAAACTTGTGGTGGCGTTAAAAGTTAGGCTTTGGGTCGTTGAGTAGCTCCAAAGTCTGTCGGCGGCTGCATCATAAACAACCAGCGTCTCCCTGTAGGAGTTGGACAGAACGGATTCAGTGACGAGGTTGTATGTTGGCGCTGTATCGCCGAACCTTTTATATAAACGGATACCACATCCAGAATACGCGAACCTCCCGCCCTCGGCGGCTGGGTTGATGAGAACCTTGACCAAGATGTCTTTGAAGGCCAGGGCTGATAGAATAAGCTCGTTCGAGTATGGCGATGATGGGCCTTCGTAGCCGCAGTTGTCCTGACCGTCATCCCAATATCTGGCGACCACATCCACCACTTCGCCGCTAAGACCAGTGGACGATCCGGTGCCGGTTCCTCCAGCGAGGTAATCGAGGCTCCAGTTGGTAGCCGTCCCAGCAGTTGTGACGGTCGCGGCCATGATCGGCACAGCTTCCGTGTCACCATTGATGAATGCCGCCAACGCCGTGTTGGTTGTCCCGGTTGGGGCAGTGACCGCATAGACGTATGGATTTCCTTCGACTCCGTCGCCGCTGAGCGAGGATGCGAGGACTGAGTATGCGCCGAGCGTGATCTGAATCTGAATCTTCAGGTTGCCAGCAGAGCCAAGGAAATTGTCCTCATCTGCCGTGACCTTGAGTCCGGCTACTTCTCTGGATGCCTGGACGTTTGCTGATGTCTCCGGCGATATGAGCGTGATGATGGGTGCTGCCGGGAACTCGTTCGTGCCTCGCTTTCTCCACCTTCCAGGGGTCTTGGTGGATGTCCGCATTAGCTGGGCGGCGACCGGGTCATCGACCCCGTTCTGAATCATTAGTTGGCCGAACTGAAGCTGACCATACCACTCGGATTCCGCATCGAGCCCGGTGGCAAGCGCTTCAAAATACGGCTGGTTGGAGTTCGCGCCCTCGGTGAAGGAAACCTCGCCAGAGTATGAGCCGTCGTCACCCATGTAGAATAGCCCGCGCAGCTTTCTGTTCAGCATGTCGAACAGAACGATGATGCTCTTTCCGTGCTGGTAGATGCGGACAGCGACCGTCTTTCGGGTGGCGTCAGCGATGCCATTTATTCCAGTGACCCCATCAAGGACAGTGTATAGGCTTGCCGCGCTCGTAGTCTCCCAAAGGTGTCGGAGTAGCGGAGGCCCGCTAAACGCCTTCATTGGGCGTGGGATGAGGTTCTTTGCGCCCACCAAGTTGACGCCAGACTGAGTGGCGTCAGTGAGTGTAACAACGCTGCCAATTTCTGTGATGGGGAACCTCTTGATCATGTTACCATTGCCCGGTTGAGATGATGCCCCTGGAGTTTCCGTTCTCTGCATCTGCGATGCTGTCGAGAATCTGGAATGCGGTCGTTCCTCCAGCCTGGATCATGGGAATGCGTGACTCGCTAACGATGGACGATAGCTCGGCGAGCTTTGATAGGGCGATGGGGATGAGGACGCTCTGGACGTATTGGATTGGGACCAAGTCGTATCGCTCGTCGGTCCATGCTGCCACATCCAGTGGACGCAGGTGGTATTCAAATGCGATGCGCGATGCCGCAGTTGGCAGTGAGTTGAGCTTCAGGAACGGAACTCGTGCCTTGCTGCGGTTGTAGCGGGAGATAAGCTTTGCCAGGGTAGGTGCCCCAACGAATTGTGGCGACCCCATCTCCTTTCCTGACCCCATCTGGTCGTTGGTAGCTACCACATGGATGACGTTGTCGCCAATCATCACCACGTCTCCCTTCAGCTTCAGAAAGTTCTCGGGCATCTCAATCACATCCTGGTAGATGGTGGCTGTGTCCGATGACGATGCGCCCATGTAAGGAAGGTGCAGCTCATAGGAGTCCGCTGTCCTCTTGAGTCGGTTGATGGCAGAGTCGCCAGCCAGCATCAGGGCGCATCCATTCGACCAAGCGTTCGATGAGATAGCTGCCCATGTCATAGCCCGCGAGCCGGTAGTGAGCCCCGTGAGCGTGATTGACTGTGGGGCGCGGATGTAGTCGGCATACTCTTCAGCCCCATACCACGAGAGGGGGGCGAAGGCAGCGATCTGCTGTGTAGCTGCGTTCAGCGCGTCAAGCATCGTCTGCTGCTGCCCGCTGTCGGCATCAGTGATCGCCGAGAGCCCGCAGGCATCTTGGAAGGCTCGTTTGACCTGGAGGACGTGACTTGTCATTTGGCGGAGACGGTTGCGGTCTTATTCTTGACGGTGATCTTGAGGAAGTCTGATTTCTTCACCGTGGATTTAATCTCAGCGACTGTTACCCCGAGATTTGCGGCCAACGTCTCAACCTTCAGCTTGGTGTATTGGGCAATGCGCTTGCAGATGACCTCTTCGAGCGGCATGTCTGCCTCTGGGTCGGCTTCTTCATCGACAGTCACATCATTGTCTTGAGCAACTGCTTCCTGTGCTTGTGCTGCCGGTTGCTCTGGCAATACGGGCAACTCCCGTGGTTCCGACACGACCTGTCGAACGCTCTCGACTGGCGGTATGGTTTCTTTTTGGTTCGGCTCATTGGTTGCGACGACTGTGGCACCTTTAATTGCGTCCGGCTTAATGAACTTCATGCCAGATACGACTTGGTTGCCTTTTTCGTCGTATCCGTAAGCAGGTCCGAACTCGGACCCAAGTGGGATGGGGCTGTAGTTCTCGTCCACAATCAGCGGCACGGCCTGCGCCATTGCCGTCTTGTGCCAGATGCACTCGGCGAGAGTTTGGTCAGTGACCTCGATAACATGCCGGTTCAGCTTTGCGTTGTGCTGAGACTTGGCGATTAATCGACTTGATGTTGAGTAGATGTGCTGCGTTTGACCGTTAGGCCAAGTGGCGAGAAGGATGATTTTCATGCACTTGAAACCTAACGGTCAAATTTACAGCGCGCAAGGCGCAAATGGCTTATGCGGCAACGCCTTTGATGACGGCGAAGTTTAGGACGTGATCGGCTCCAGTTTCAGCAGTCGATGCGTGCAGGTTGGTCATAGTGATGACGCATGATCCAGCAGCGGTCGCTGTGACAGCGAAGATCGGGGTGCCGGTGGCAGTTCCAGATTTTCGAGAAACAACAACTACATCGGTGGCCGCAATCGCGCTATTGGTAAGCGTGAAGGATTGCTCGGCCCCTGCTGCCACGTTTTGGGTTGCGTGCAAGGCAATGGTCCCACACACCTTGTTAAGGGTGACTGCGGTTGTGGCATTCGTTCCCTGGACTCCAGCTCCACCAGCTCCAGTCGCATAACCAACACCAGCGGTGGCGGATGAAGATTTGATCGAGGATGAGGTTGTGATGGCGCTGGTTAGAATGCCGACAAGGTAGTTGGCAAGATTCAGCAGCGTGATCGAGCGAATGCGCTTGGCGCTACCTTCGACCGCAGAACGGTCGATGAGCTTGGCGAACCAGCCGGATGATGCCGTTGATGGAGTTTCGGAGGTTGCCGTTGGCAAGTGCTCGAAGTTATTGAGGTCGTTCATGGTGTGAAAGAATGAAGGGGGCTGGAGTGAACCAGCCCCCTAAAGTTGTTGTTGGTTATGCGTTGGACGGGATGTTGTCGTAGTAACCGGGTGGCGTGTAAGCCGCCTGGATGAGAACGAAGCCGTTCTTCACGCCGTTCGTGTCCTCGTTGGCTTTGCAGCCCCACACGAGTTCAACACCGATACCGATGTCTTTCTCGTATTCCTGCTTCTCAACCTTGCGGTTTCCGAATGCGGTCTTGCCGTCGAGCGAACCATAGCCGCTCATCATAAAGCCGTCAGAGATGACGTAGCCGTAGGACAGGATGGTGCCCTTGGCGTTGCACTGATAGACTTCAGCGCCAATCGCGATTTCGTCTTCAGTCAGCTTGCCAGTGTCGGTGAACTGACCAGAGCCCCAGGTTGCGACATCCGTTGGAGCGGCCTGTGAGAGATTCTGGCGAACGATGGAGCCAGCGGCAGAAGCCGAGGCACCAGTTCCACCGCTAGAGCCGAGGGCGCGGGTGAGGACGATGGCGTTACCGTTGTTGACCTTGTAGGCGAAGTGCCTCCAGAGTCCGGCGTTTGCTCCAGAGCGTGCGCGGATAGCGAGATAGCGCTCGGTCGTGGTGTCAGCAGCGATCTTCTCTCCCTCAAATCCGGTGTATGGGGCGTTGTGGAAGTTCTGAGCGTAGTCAACGTCGGTCTTGAGGGCGGCGGCGGCAGAGCCACCGAGCTTCAGCAAGAATCCATCTGCGTCAGCAGTTGCGCTGTCGTCGCCAAGATTGCTATCGACCACGTTTTCAGCCCACTGTGGGTCGGCTGGGATCGCTACACCAGTGGTGGCGAACGGAATGAGGCGGGCACCCTGGGTGGCGTCAGCATCGTTGTTCGTGATCATCCACTCGTTGAGGATCGTGTTGTCCACGATTGGCTTTCCACCGGCGAGCAGGCTCTGGGATGGTCCACGGTTTTCGGCCTGAGCAACGAGAGTCTTGAACGTGCTGTTGCGGTTCAGGCTGGCGAACAGATACTGAGAGCCCTGGATGTAGAAGCGAGGAATCTTCTGCATGTTCGCGCCCTGGCTGATCATCAGCGGGGAAGCGTTCAGGGAGAGCATCGCATCGCGAGCATCAGTGATCGTGTCCATGCCGAACACGTCGTTGGAGCCGAGGGCGTTCTCGGAGCCCTTCGAGTTAGGCCGGATGACGTTGCGACCAGTGATGGCACCAGACGTGTAGCAGTTGCGGAAGATTTCGGCTTCCACATCCATATACTGACGTTCAGCAACCCACTCGGAGAGCAGTTCCTGGGCGACCTTATCCTTGTCTCCGCCCATTGCGGTCTGCGCGGCAGCGATTCGGGAGAAGCCGACAGAGTGGAACATCGCGCCGATCTTGGCACGGAAGTAGCGCTCCTTGAACTTCTCTTCGTAGCCGACACGGGCGGAGTCGCCCTGGCGACCACGAGCCCCGAGACGGGCACGACGTTTGGCGACAATTTCTTGCCCCTGGAGTTTGCGCCAGTCGCCGATTTCCATGATCGGGCGACCTCCGCCCACGCTGCCAAACCAGTTGGCGATGGGGCAGTGTTTCTTGGCACCCATAACAATCTTTGCCATCCACGCCACTTCCCGCGAATTGGCGGAATCTGCGTCGATAGTTTGCTGTAGGGTGTCCTTATTGATGCCATTGATGTAGCTCATTGTGGTGTCCTTGTGTGTTGTTGTGTTGTGTTCCGGCCAACAACAAGGACACGCGATTTCACGAGCCTTGGTGTGGACCAAGATTGTGCGTGACCATGTTCAGGGGTTGGCCCCTACGAGGTCGTGTGAATGCGCGCGCGGAGACTCGTCGTGGAGTCTCGCTATACGATCTCAAATCTGCTCGATCCACGCTGATGAGGAGTCGCCTTGTCGGCGATCACGTCATCCAGCGAAGAAAGGAAGTCGTCGTCACTGCCGCTCACATTGAGACGTGGGCGTGTTTCGACCTCCGATCCTGGGATCGAACGAAGTTGAGCAATCGAGTGAGCAGGCTTTGCAGCCACCGGGCCTTTGGCCTGATGTGTGCGGTTGCCTACTTCGGTGACACCGGGCTTCGCCACGGGTGTCGATTTCCCTGTGATGCGATCATGCTGCTCTTGCACGATGCGCTTCATTGCTTCGGGAGATGTTGGCTTGAACCAATCCGGGGATTTGCCCTCGGCATATTGGCCCATCAGCCTTTCAGTCTTGTTCTTGACTGCGGCATAAAGGAGAGATTCCTCGTCCGCAAGGTCTTTGAATTCTTTGGCAAGCTCCGCCTCAGTCGCTTCGATGGTGGCGAGTGCAGTTTCCTGCTCAGCAGCAATGCGAGCGGAGTCACTGGACTCCTTGTCCTCAAGCATTTCGAGTCTCAGCTCGTTCTTGGCGATGGTGCGGTTTAGCTCGTCCTTCTTGTTGACCAGAGTTTCCCACTCCTCGTCATGTAGGCCGATGCGCTCTTTCTCGATGAGTTGCTGGCTGATGTCTTTGAACTCAGCCTTGTCGAACTCGATCTTTTCAGTGATGGGCAGGTCGTCATAGCTGACGGTGCCGTCATCGTCTGGACCCTTGTCGTCGTTGATGCCAAGAGCCTGCTTTGCAAGCTCCTCAGCCTTCGACATGCTGAGCTTTGGATTGCGCTCAAGGAGGTGCATCGCTTCGAGCGTGACCGGGTCGGTGATGTTGCCGAGATAGACTCGGTTGCGATCCGCAGGTCCGGGTTCGGACCTGTCGGCCTTGGCTGGCTCTTCTTCGACCTCAACCTCTTCCTTCGTAACTTCAGCGGGCTGAGCCTGGGTCGGGGTCGTCTTGACTGGCTGAACAGTGTCCTCGTCAGTTTCGATAACGTCAACGGAAACGATGTCCTCTTCTTCCTGTTGCTCAGGAGTGTGCTTGCCACTGATCACGGAGTCGAGGAACTCCATCGTTCCATCGGCAATCAGCACATCGTCGTCACCCTGACCCTTGTGGTCGGTGATGGTGAGAATGTCTTCTTCGGCGGATGGTGCGGCTGCGGGCATGGGTAAAGCTATTGACCTGTTTCTTTTTTGGCAAGTGGTGATTTCCAAAAAACGTAATTTGATCCGAATCTCCTCTCACAAGCCATGATCGTCTGCGCCTTCAGCTTGTCGTATTCTTCGGCCAGATTGCCGCCAATACCTTCTGTTGATTTAGCGTATCCGCAACCCCCGTCGATTCCGATGAGGATCACCCGAGAAGCCCCGAGGTAGTAAGCAAGCTCGACTGCGCAATTTGCACTCCCGCCGTCTGTGTAGAAGGTCTTGAGGTCACGCATGTCCTCCCTTGTTGGCCGGAAGAATGATGGGGCAACTGGAATGAACCAGTGGTGGTGGAATATGGGCCTAACGAAATGACACTTTGTATAGGATGGGGCGTATTCCCACTCGTGAATGAACGGCATGAACCATTCGCCAACAGCTTTTTCATAGGCTTCAAAGTAGTGCCTTGAGATGTTGTATTCACATTTCGTTATGATGCCCGTGTGATTTATGCCAATCTTGAAGTGCCCTTCGTTTGGTGATCCGTGATCAATCCAATCATCAAGCGATGGACCGCGCCCCATGATGACGGCAGTCTCGCCACGCCTTGAGAGATAGTGATCCTCCCACCTCTTCATGGCATGAATGCTCTGTCCCTCGGTTGATCGAACCACACGCCCAAGACATCGGCCATCTGGCGAAGGTGCTGTAATTTGTCTTGGAGCGCGTAACCAGCGGCGTGCAGGCCAATGACCCGATATGGGATACCAGCGACCAATCCGCCCTTGTATGCCATGTGCCAGTAGTTGTGGGACATTGGCAGCTCTCGAACCTCAATGCCAGCACGCTGCACTCCAGCGTTCAGGAACGACTGCTCGCCGTAGTCGCCAATGCGACACTTCCGCAAGTCGCCGTCGTCGTAGTTGAAGATGCCGTTGATCTTGTCCTGGTAGAGTTGGCGGGCGTGCGCAAACGCAACTCGGTGTGAGTTGTGACGGAAGTTGGCGACCCACAAGCCTCCGTTGAAGTATTTGTTCGGGTTAATACCCAATACCTCGCAGTCACTTCGTGCCCATGCCCCAGCTACCTTGATCGAGGCATCAGCCACGTCGTTGATGCCTGGGTCCATGACCGCGAAGAACTGATCGCGGCGATCCATCCACCTCAGATCGACATCGTGGATAAACCAAAGGTCGCTATCGAAAAATACGACCGTCTGATCCCTTATCGTCAGCGGGATGTCGAGCTTGGCGGCGAACGCATCTGGTCCATCGTCGCGCCATAAGATCACGACATCGAGTCCCGTGTGGCGTTTGAAGCGCTTCACGGCCTCCAGGCCAATCTCTGCGTAGCTTGGTGTGATGAGGGTAACTCCGATCATAGTGTTATTTTCCGTCGTCTGACAGGTATCCTTGGGGTGGATGCTTGGGTGGCTGGGGCGCTGGTCTTTGCAGTTGCCCAATGAGAGCGTCAGTGACCTTCGTTAGCAGGCTGCGCGTGTCGTTCAGGTGCTCTTGGACAGCAGCAAGCTGCCCCGTGCTGCCGTGACCCTTGGCGGGTCGAATTCCGGCATCCCAGAGGGCGTTCATCAGCGATTGGCAGGACTCTGCTGAGAGTTCCATAGCGACTGGACATGGAGGAGCTTCGTCCCAGGCATGTGAGATAAATGCCACTGGCTGCATGGCAACGACTCGACCATCGCCTTCATTACCCTTCCAGGCTTTGAGTGAGTAATGTCGGTCGTAGTCTTCTCGGCGTATGTCGAATGTTAGCGTCGGGTTCTTCATGGGGTGTTTTTTGGTTGTGGTGGTCGGTTATCAACGAGTGTTCCGTGCTTGAGTGCGTCGAGGATGATGGCGCAGTTGGCAGCGACATGCCCAAGGTGGTGCGCCCCTGATTCTGGGTCGATGTCGATTCTCTCGATTACCGCATCCATGTGTCTGCGCATGGCGTGCATGTAGGTCATCATCTCGACTTTGGTTAGTCGCCAGTTCCACGGTCCATACCCTTTTGTGATGCCAAGATGGAGCGCTTTAGCCGTCTCCTCGTTGAAGGCTGGTGGTAGGAGTGCGAGTGGTGGCTTTGTGGCACCAATCGGACCCTTTGGGTCGATGCCATTGTCGTTGTTGCCTTCGAGCATGAAGTCTTTTACCTCAATCTTCGAGTCGCGCTCGCACAGTGGGCACGGCTTGAAGGCAATGACAATGTCGTGCATTGGGCAGCGATATTCCTCATCGACCCCGTGGACATCGAGCAACGACCCTGGATGTATGTTCCACCAACCGTGAGTGTTTGTGAATATGTAGGCTTCTGGTCCGTGTTTCTGAGTGTAGTAAAGCCCCGTTGGCACGCCCTCATGCGAATGCTTCAGTCGCCGAACAACAGCATCTGCATCACGGATTGGCTTTGTGCTCAGCACGAATGCTACGTTCACGGGTGTAGTTGGTTCCATGCGTTTATTATTGGTTGGGGTGAGACGTTGCTGCCGTCGTGGATCGTGCATTCACAGTCTGGGCCGCAGGCGATGACATGCAAGTTCATCCATTGGAGGCGTGGGCACTTTCCGCTTTTTGGGCAAGGCTTTTGGCTGGCGTTGAATGCGCGACGTTGGTCTTCGTCACTCACAGCGCCTTACCTCCGTGCATTGGTGGGCGTGTGGCGTTCATCGCCATCTTCGCGATGATAGCTGCGCCGACTCTGAAGCCTCGGCCAGCAGCCATGTCCATGATCCTGATCACGACATCGGCCAGCTCTGCTTCAATGCCCATGAACTCGGGCACCTTGTCGTCGGGCTCAAATCCGCCGCGCACGTTCTCCAGGGCTTCGGATGCCTCGGATTGAATGAGGGCGATCTCGGAGCTTATGATTGCAGCCTCTGCGTATGCTGCCAATCCTGGGCTATGTGATTGCGCAACCGATGCAAGCAAGTCTTTGTCATTCCAGAATCCCTTTGCCCTGGAGTTGGCGTGGGCCTTTGTGGCAATGTGATTGAACTCCCGGACGAACTGAGCGTCGTTGTGTGTGTTATCCATGGCGGTGTCAGTTACGCGGGGATGCCGCAGAGTTTGATGATGTTGATTGGCCTGACAAATCCCTTGGTGTGCAGGGTTCCGACCCCACCAATGTCGCGATGACGGACAGTGATCCAGTCGCCCTCACGCTGCTTGCTGGCAGAGGCTTTTGGGTCGGTGCTGGTGTTGGCCTCAATCGTGCTCATCTTGCCTCTCTCAATCATCTCAGAGAAGACAATTCCAGCATGACCCTGCGCTGTCTGACCACGTTGGGCGAGCCAGATTGATCCGTCGTCGGGCCAATCACTGATGAGATCGAGCACCTTAAATGCCCTGTAACTGTTCATCACCCCAGGCTCCATGGTGTCGGTGAAGCGTCTGATCTGATCTTTGGTTGCGCCGATCTCTTCGAGCGCGCATACGACAACTGCTTCAACGAAGGCCGCGCAGTATGCCCAACCTTCTTTCCATGGAGCTGCTCTCATACGGCGGCGAAGCTCGTTCACCAGCTCCGCGTCTGGTCCTGGTGTCGATGGGTTGTCCCAATCGGCGTTAGGCTTCACCTCGCGAAGCCCGATGAATCGTTCGGCATTCTTGATGATAGCGCGGGTGAGATGGATGACGATGTGGTCGCCAAGCGGTGGTGCCGGTTCCTTGATGACGGTCAATGGGACTCCGTTGATCTTGATCGGTAGAGCCTTGTTCAGGGCGGCGATTGTTTTTGGTCCAGGACTGCCGTCATCGGCTACGCCCAGGCGGCGTTGAACTTCTTTGGTAAATTCTGTGGTATTCATCTTCGTGTTTGGTTAGGGCGAGCAGGTCCGAGTTCGGACCTGCTCTATGTTGTTGGATTACTTGGATGCCGTGACTTCGGTGACAGGAAGCTCGATTGGTGCGGGCTCCGTCTTTAGCGTGGTGAGTCCGGCGCTGATTGCCGCGCTCTTGGCGGCAGATGGCGGAACTCCGCGAGCCTGGGCAGCGTGGTAAGCGTCTGCTGTGGCGAAGATCGCTGTCGATGCTTTCTCGTAATCGACTTCCGGCTTGCCGTTAGCGCCAGTCTTGCAGGCGGAGATAGCGGCACCGAGGGATGCGATGATGAGGAACAGGCAGAGGGTGAGGATGCGCTGGTTGGTGGGTGGGGGCATTGGATTCATGGGTGTGTTGGCGTTGGTGTTTTGAACCTCATTTGAGGTAACGGACTGTTGCACCTATCCACGCGCCGTCAATCAATTTTCCAGCGGGGTCCGAGCAGTTTTACGGCCCAACCAAAAGCCTCTACCTGAGTCTCGCGCATACCGTATTCCTTCATGCGTGCGCGGAAGTGCTGGTGGGCGATGTGGTGGGGCACAGGGTCAGGTATTGGGATGATGCCGAAGTCACACATCATCATGTCGGCGAATGAGTCGGGGCGGAGTCCAAGATCGCACAGGAAGTCGTGCTCCATGGCGGCTGCGCGGTGAACGCCATCTGGCGTGTAGCCGAATGGGAATCCCCACAAGCAAGGTGGCACTGACGCCCCATTGAAAATGTATCCGGCGGGAATCTCGAACGTCCTGAACGTGCCGTTATTCATGTTCACATCGAATACCCATGGAGTAAGGTTCTCATAGAGTGGACCCTTCGATTTTGGCCAGAAAGGAAAGAACAGGTCCGCATTGCGAACTGGACGAGCATTTGGCTGCGGGCGGCTCATAGTTTGCGCTCAATATTGACGACCCTTGCGTTAAGGTCGGCGATTTTGTTGCTGGATGCGGATGTGTCGGTCTTCAGCAAGTGAATCTCCATCTTGATCGCCGTGATGTCGGACTTGAGCGTCTCTTGCATGGATGTGAACTGCCCTTTCATCTCGCCTAACGAAATGAGCTGAATGGCAATCGTCATAGATGCGGTGATGGCACCTAGAACGGCGAGCCAATTTCTCTCGTTATCGTTACTCATGATAAGGTCGGTGATATTATTGAATTGTTACCACCTCACTCCATTCAGACTCCGCTTCAGGCGTGCCGTCTGGCGACCAGTATTTTCCGCGCACCTGGAAGGCGATGGCGTCGGGCGCGTGGTCAGCAACGCTGACGCCCGAGCCAATGGGAGCAGAGGTCGTGATGGCGGCATCTGGTGCGGGCCGATGAAGCTGGACTTCAAAACTGGTGGCATCACCGGTTTCGGAGACGGTGATGATTCCGTCAGTGCGGGTGCCGACTGGCACGGGCATGGAAGGCGCGAAGGGTGGGGTAATGATCTCTACCGGCTCGGCTTCGAGGGCTGCTCGTTGAGTCTGAAGTTCCGAGATTTGAATATCGAGGGCTGCAAGTGCAGTATCTTTGTCGATTTGGGTCATGGTGTTATGCTCCTTGTTGGATGATGGTGATGGTGAAACCTGAAGTGCCAGCGCTGGCGTCTAACCGTGCCCCATCGGCGAGGTCGGTAAAATCGAGGTGGGTCGTGTCGTCAGAGACAGCAAAGCCCGTGTCTCCGATCATTGTCGAAGTGACAGCAAAGATGATGTCCTCGGCAGCAGCGTTGACGGAGAGGACAATTTCGATTGAACGGGATACGCCCCCCGGTGCTGACGCTGTGCCTTGTCCATTTTGGAGAATCAACACAGAGCCTATTGAGCACTCCGCATCAGGCAGGTCGCCATTTCCGGTCGAAGTGTAAATCACATTTTCGGCATCTGACGTGCCTCCAGAGTAGGATGCCAAATTTAAGGCATTCGTTGCAGCACTCCAGCCGGGAGACGAACTGACCTCAACGAAACTATTTGCTGCAACGGCTGGTTGGGTTTCAGTGCCAGTGTTAAACCAGAAGCATCTGCGGTCACTATCGGAGACTGAAAAAATAACATAATGCCCGTCGGTGCCAGTGACTAGGGCATTTCCGTCAACGCACTGATACTGTGCGATCTCAGGGCGTGGGACCGAGAAGTAAATCCCAACACGACCATTGGCATCTGACAGCAAGAAGTAAGTCGAGTGGAGGCTCCCATTGACATCATCCACAGGAGTCACCTGCGTGATTTCGGGCTGTGGCGTTGGCGCTGGCGTTGATACTGTTGACTGGAGAAATCCAAACAGCGATAGAAAACCCATATTGGTTAGGAATGCGTTCATGCGTATCGGTAGGTTACGACGTTGATGTCGAGGGTGACAACTGCCACGGCAGCCTTGATCAGAACCTCGCTAGAGTTGTTCTTTACCGGAATCGAGATCGACTTGCCGTCGAGCACTTTGGCGTATTCGGTCGCCTGATCTCTTTCGGTGCGGACCAAAAGGTCGGCACCCGTGTTGTTCTCAATCGAGACGACTGAGGCATTCTTCGATGGGATTGGAAGCCAACCAGTTGTGACGGCTACGGAGAAGACGTTTGAGGCTGCGAAGTTCATTGGATAAAATCTGCAACATCCTTCAGTTTATCAAGCAATACTTCGAGTGTTTTTAGTGAGATGGCGATCTGCTGCTTGTCGTATTTGCTTCCTGGGTCCATCTGCTCGCGCAGAAGCTGCCGTCTCATGTTTCCAATTACCGACTTGTTGTCGCCAAACAGGTCCGAGTTCGGACCCGTGATCAGGTTCCGAACATGCGGATCATCGCGCAGCATTTGTGCGGATGCGGCGGCGTAGTTACGCTCCGATGGGTTCCAGTCTGGCAGCGTCAACGGGGGGAGCGATTGGCGCTGCTGGTTGGGTGGATTGGGCGGCGATGAGTTCATTGATGGTTTGCAGGAACTGTGATGGGTTGTCGATGTCCAGGCTCATCAGCATCTTCTCGAAGAGCGGCTTCCATGACGGCTGGTAGGCTGGAGGCCAAGCCATCCACTCCTTGCCGACTGCCATTGCCTGGGAATTCTTGTCAAGGGTCGTGGTGTCAACGATGGCGGCGATCAGAATCTCGATGGCGCTGTCGTATGACTCCTCGTTGGCTGCGACCCAATCCAGAACCAGCTTCGCGTTGTCTTGACCCATCTGCTTCAGGAGGTCGGCATCGTCGATATTGTCGAGTTCGATCTTTGTGAAGTCACTGATGCAGGTGTCGATGCCCTTTGCCAGTTCCTTGATCAAGCTCTCAAGGACCGCATTCTGAGCGTCCTCCAGGATCGTCTGGCCGGTAGCCGTCTCTGTCCCAGGCAAAGCCTTGCTGACGGTCTGGCCTGCGCCACTGAGTCCATTCTTGGCCTGGGCGCGCTGGAGAGCGAGGTCGAGCGACTTCTCGATCTCAGCGATCTGCGGCTCGATTGTCTCGACATGGATCGCCTCACGAGGGTCAGCGCCAGATGTCACCTCGTTTGGAACGCGGCTGCGGATTTCGAGCTTCTTGTCCTTGTTCCAACCAACGATGAACTTGCCGTTGACGAACACGATGTTGCCTGCTGCATCGCATTCAAGCTGGATTTGGTTCAGGCGACTGTCGATGGCGATGAGGTCATCCCACATCGTTTGGTAGATCGGGCGACCATACCAGCGGTCGATGACCTCGGCTCCACGGATGCAACGATATGGGTGCCCGCGATCTGGGTCCACCTCCACGATCTCGGATGCGAAGTCGTAGATCAGGGGAATGCCAGTCTCGTTGTCGGTGATCACCCACAAGTCTTGCCGGTGTCCAAGACCCAAGGTGTCTGCCTTGACGAACTGCTGACGCAGAAGGATGCGTGGCTGCATGGTGTCAGAGCTTGATCTGGAACCTGCGCCTGACGATGCGTCAATGGAGTCCTCGTCCACCTCGCCAACACTCTCCTTGGCCTGATCTTTGCGTGCCAGCTTCTTCGAGCCGGTCTTGACCTTCTCACGGTATTCTTCCCACGCCTCGGGGATGAGCTGGCCCCTGGCTTCGAGCATCGCTTTGATGTCGTCCAGTGGCATCGAGAATTCGTTGCCCTTGTAGTCAGCTTCGTCAATGGTTGCCCACCTTGGATCACAGATGAAGTCCTGTGGATGGATGCGGTCAAAGCGTGCGCCATCGTTGATCACCTCTGCCTGCATGAGCTTCATCGGCTTGTTGCTGTAGCGAAGCTCTGAGCTGGTTGCTCTGGTGATGGTTGGGTCTTTGCGAAGCTGACTGCGGCCTGCTTCAACATCATCCCACGGATCGAGTTCGGTGACGATGGTTTTGGTCGCCGCGCTTTGAAGCGGGCGACCATTCTGGTCGAGAACGATGCGGGCGAGGGTTGGCCGATAGACGATGCGCTGAGAGTATGCTGGGAGCAGCACTTGTTCTCCAGATAGCAGGGCTCGGTTGATTGAAGTCTCCATCTGATCACGGAAGCCGGACTTCTTTGAGCGGTGCCTCAACCGGCGCTGAATCTGCTCGATGGATTTGGCGGCGTGCTGGTCCTCATTGCCCTCTGGCTTGGCACCAAAGAAGCGGTGATCCTTGAGCAGCGACCGGCTGATCTTCACGCGGAGCTGTGCGTGGTGGTCTGCGGGCGTGTTCATGCTCAGGTTGCTGTTGTTGAACACCTTCAGCCCCTCAACTCCAGTCGTGATAGCGCCACGAGGCGTGAGCCCTACGCGCCAAGAGAAGTCGCCCTCGAACGCGAGTTCGCTGATCCATCTCCACCAGAGCCACGAGTATTGCTTCGGCTGCTTGGTGCAGTCCCATTCAGCCTCCTGCCCCTGCCCCTTGCGTGCAGCATTCGCCCCCTCCTCGCAGACATTGTAGAGTTCTTGTTCTTGCTCATCGGTGAGCGTGAGGGATGTGATGGCGAGTGCTTTCATTTGTGTGCTTTAGAATAGTAGTGACTCCACAGTCTGCCAGTCAACGTATGGCTTTTCTCCTTCTGGGTAAATCAGAGGACATCCAAGGGCGGCGTCGTCAATGTAGATTTTGGCATAAGCCTTTGGGCTTGATGTCCACTTGTCTTGGTCGGGGTTGCGTTGAATGCCGAATAGCGGAATTTTATTCTCTCTGAACCAGTTCACCGCATCTGATAAGGGGCTTGTGCCGTCTGGTCGGTTATCGCTTCGCATCGTCCATAGAATCAGCTTGCCGCCCGCATCAACAATGCGCCTGAGGACTGGCGCAGCGCCAATGTCTTTTCCAACTTTTGGGTAGTCGTGCGTTACGCAGGTGCCATCAAAGTCGATGGCGAAGATCATGTCGTTCATGTGTGCTTTCATTTGGGGAGTTTGTCGATTGTGATGAAGATGCTGATAACGAAGAGTGTTAGGCCGGATACGCAGGCGATGATAAGCCCTATGGCGCTGAGTTCTGGGAGTAGGGCGATCATTGCTGGTTCTTCCATGCCTCGCCCTCTTCGGGAGGGCGGTTGATGAGGTTTGCTGTCTTGCTGGCGATCTCGGTTGCCTCGTCCAGCTTCAAGAAGTGGTGGCAGAGCCCTGTCCTGGCGAACCAGTCTCCGCATCCGCGATGGATGAACGCGGTGCCGTCGTTTTTTGCGTTAGGCGTGCTGACCGAGATGTGGACATTCGGGAAGACCTCAGACAGCATCATCACAGCTCGATCTATGAACTGCGTCTTCTGCTCTGGGGTCATGTCCTCGATCTCGGTCATGCTGTTGGTTCGATTGGGGTCCAATCCACATAGAACACCTGCCCTGGCTTGTAGGTGTCGAACAGGTCTGGGTTGGCGATGCACAGCCGGAACTCCCCGCTTGGGGACCATCTGGCAAACGTGTTATCCTCATCAGCTCCGTCTGGTGGATAGCCCCCAGGTTTGCACACGGGGCGAGCGATGATGGTTTCAGTGGCTCCATGAAGATGGACTTCCTGGATCGTTACTTTGCAGCGCATGGATTTCATAGGTGGTGGCATGGGTGACAGCGCTCACTTTAATAGCTTTTGCTGTCTTTCAAACGACTTGTTGAGAAAGTCCTTGCGCACCTGCTCGCGAGCCTTTGTCGCCTCAGAGCGCAGACGGTCATCAAAGTCGTCTGGGAATCCTTCGATGCTGGCCGCGAGTTCGTTGTGACGGCGCAGGATTTCATGCCCAAGCTCACGCTCGAATTCAGTCTTCAGCTTGTTGTCGGTGATGATGCGGCGTTCCTTGTTCGGCCCGTAAATCCACATATCAGACTTCGAGATGCGCGATGGCTGGAACTTCTTGTCTGGGTGCAGGAGATTCCAACGGTCGATCATCTCTTCGGCCTTAGTGCTGTCCTGTGGCTTGTTAGCCGAGCGGATGAGCAGGCGACTGACGCTGGTGCCGAGCTTCTCGCTCTCACGACCATAGTAGTCGATCAGTGGCTCCGCAAAGCGTCCCATGGGAAGCGCGAGATAGAGAGCATCAGCCTTCTTGGAGTCGCGCACCTTTGGATCGTCGTTACGGATCGGCTGGCGAACAATGTTTGGAACGAATCCCTGGAGGAAACCCTTCACGGTGTCAGTCGCAAGCTCTCCACTCTTTTTGTTCATCACCTTCTCGATGGCTTTGGTGACGTTGGCGAAGCCCTGGAAGAAGGACTTGTCCTGGAGCTGTGAGGCAAAGGATGCAATGGAGTTTGTCATCACGTTCTCGATGCTGCCTCCAGGCACTCCGAGTTCGTTAAGACGCTTGGCATTCTTGATCTCGCGGATCGTGTCAACGACCGAGGTGAGGACGGTGGCGAATGGCTCGTAACGTCCGTATGCCCATGGAGTGTAGGTGCCGTCGCTGTTGCGGACCATAACAACCTGGGTGCCTCCGCTCTTGGTGTATGCAGCCTCGCGCTCACCGGGCTTCGATGTGCCGTATGGGCGCGAACCAACAATGTAGAACGGTTTCTCATTGTCGTCGTCATCACCCTCTGCGATGCTCCACACATACATCCACATGGCGGCGGCTTGAATCTGTTCAGCGAGCCATGTGATCATGAGCGCCGATTGATTGCCGTCGTGGAAGTTTCGGCCTTTGGCGATGTTGTGAACGCCCTTTGCCATGACATACGGGGCAAGTGCCAGGAGGCCGATGGTTCCGAGTCCTGCTTTGCGTGCGCCGATGCGGATGATGTTGGTTGGGGTCTTGACGAATGGGAAGATGAACTTCATCACGAATCCTGTGAACATCATTGCTGAGCGCGAGAGCTTGGCGTTGAACACCTCGCTTGAGTTGCCCTTGGCAGATGCCTTCACCACATCCTTCGATAGGTTGGCGACAGCCATCTCCTGGTTGCGGGCCGTGAGGCTACCGGCGATCATAGTCAGCCAGTTGTCACCCTGGAACGCGAGTTCTTTAGATGTCTGGATTGCAAGCTCCCATGACTCTGATCCTGGGGTTGCCACCTGCTGAGCGATGAACGCTTCGAGGTCGCCCTTGGCTGTGCCGAGCGTGCCCTTGGCCTGGGACATCTTGCCGAGGCGGTAGGCGCGGGCTCCGACCTCGATGTTTGCAGTGATCGCTTTAAAAAACGCATCCATCGCCAGCAGGAAGCGAGTGCTCACGCGGAACACGCGACCCTTGGTGCCTTGGATAGCCGGACCCTTCATCGTGCCGACCTTCGACAGGTTGCCGGTGGAGTCGAATGAGAGGTCGATGGTTTCATCCATGTAGCGGGCTCCGATTGGGTCGGCTTCTGCATCCCACGCCAGAGCAGCGAGAGCGAACGCATCACGCACGCCAGGGATCACTCCCTTGATCATCTCTCCGAACTCACGGAACGTCGTGCTGTTGGGGTCACGGAACGCAAAGTTGAGCGCTGCCTCCATCGGCTTCTGCGCGAAGAGGTGGAGCATGAGCATACCGGCATTGCCAGCGACGTTCGCCCAATGCGTTTCAGGACCGCTGAGCAGGCCGAACGAAATCCAATACTCGTAAATCTTGTCGAAGGCATTGCTTTCGCTGGTGCTGATGGCGCGGCCAACTCGGTAGGACGCACGGAAGTCGGATGCGCTGAACGGAACTTTGATCGTGACCTCTTGGCCGGACTTCTTATTGACGATCACCGCCACCATCTTGCCGCTGTTGACCTGCTGTGCGGTTGGCACAAGCACGTTGAGCTGACGCTCGATCTCAGCTTCTGCGATGATCTGTGCGCGTGCCTGGGCGAGTGGGACTGGTGCTGCCATAGACATGCCGAAGACCTTCTTCAGTCCGTTCTGGATGGTGTCGAACAGCGTGTTGCCCTTCTTCACCCATTTGGCGAGTGATGAGCGCATCGACTTCTGACGGAACTCCTGATGGATGGTTGCCACCACGTTGACTGGCAGCTTGGTCATCTGTGCGATGTCCTTGTGCGAGTAGCCACGCATGATGTAGTTGATGGCCTCACGGTGCTCTTTCGGGTGCTGGGCGATGGCCTCCTGAACAGGGTCTGAGTTGTGGGCGGCGAGGCGTTCCTCGCCACTCACGAAGATGTCTTCCTCGCTCAAGCCTTCCTTCTTCAGAGCGGCGGCGACGGCCTTGCGGCGGGCCTCCGTGTATTCATCGACCAACGTCTTGCGATCTTTGCGCTGCTGAGCCTGATCCAGGGTCTTTTCGAGCTTCTTCTTTTGCTCGACAACCGGACCTTGGGTCTGAGTTCCGACCTGCTCCTTCAGCTTCTCGATCTGCGCCTTCAGCTCCGCGATCTCACGCTCTTTAGCAAGTGGCGATGGTGCCTTCTCGATCTCGATGCGCTGGAACTCGGATGGGGTGCTGATGAGCTTGCTGAAGAACTCGTGCATCCGCTCCTCTGGCGAGCGGTGAGGATCGACCATACTGCGCAGGATGCGTGCGTTTTCCGTGCGGGCAGCACCGTCCGCGTATGCAAGTGCCTGAGCCTTGCGCAGAAGCGCAGGATCGCCCTTCTGGCGGGCTTCCTTGAACATGCGGCTGACGACGATGGCGGAGGCGAACACCTGCTCCGGCGTGTCGTATCCCACACCGTTGTAGAAGTTGTCGATCAGCGCATCGGCGACCATCTCTGGATCGCTGTCCGCGAGTTCCTGCCCATCGCGCATCCAGTCCACAACCTTCTCCGGTGCCTTGTGGTTCTTGCGGAACTGGATGATGGCGTCACGCTCACGGTTCTCCTTGTCGCCCGATCCAAGCAGTCCAGCTCGTGCTGGATCGCCGACCGTGCGCTTGCCGGTTTCTTCGCTTAACGCCTGCTCACGGAGCATCTGAAGCTCTGCGGCAGTAGCTGGGAGTGCCAGCCATGCTTCGAGCGCCTCTCCAGCTGCCTGTGGTGACTCTGAGCGAGGTCCAGCCATGAACAGGGCTTGTCCCTCATTGGCGATGGACTGGCGCATCTGTGGCGTGATGTTGATGCGCCACATCGAAGTGGTGACTTGTTTCGCGTATGCCTCAATCACTGACTTGGCGACGGACCTCGACATGATCTCGCCGTCAGCCTGCCTGGATGCGAATGTTTCTTGGGCTCTGTCTGCCAGGAACTTGCCGGTGATCTTGTCTTTGAGGACGAAGGTGTCGCCAACTCCGAATGGGGTCATCTCGAAGTCGAATTTATTCCCCTCAATCAAGTTGCTCTTCTCGACCTTGCCTCCCCACTGCTTGACGTAGTCGCCGATCTCGCGTGGCATGATCCTGTCGTAGAAGCCGCGCATACCACTGCCACCTGTCTTGAGGTCGAGCCCCGAGATGACAGACCATTCGATAGGGTCGGCAGCGATCTGGCTTTGCTTCTGGGTGGTGGTCTTTTCTCCTGCCACGATCTTGTCCTTCATCTCGGTGCCCACATGGTCTTCAAGCTCGCTCTCGGTGAGTGATTGCTTCTTGAATACTTCTTTGTTATTCTTGCCCGCCATCAGGTTATAAACCACACCCTTCTCTGGGTGCGTCCACTTGTGGTAGCCGAGCGTGTCGATCTGCTTCTCCAGCGAGAAGCGGTCGTTCTGTGTGTCGCCGACTGTCCAACCGATCCACTCCTTTCCGCTTTCCACGGCATCGCGGAGCGCACGCTTGAAGAGGTGCAGACCCCATGCTGATGATTGGCGGAATGGTGCGTCTGGAATGCCTTCGCGCAATGATGGGTTTCTTGCCTGTCTTGCGCGACTACGAAGCCTCTCAAGTTCAGCGAGTTGATGATTTCGCAGAGGGGTCGGAGCTTCGTTGTTTAGGTATTCCATGCGAGCCTGTTCTTCTGGAGTCAGGTCGGTGAATGTCTTGTCTTCGAGATACCCCTTCTTGCGTCCAGCCTGATGCCTGTCGCTCTGAAGCTCTTCGATGAACATCCCGCTCTTGCCTGCGGCATCTGTGCGCTCGTTGGTTCGCATGTGGGCGACGTAGTTTGGAACGTCAGTGAAGTGGCTGGAGGTGTAATCACCCTTCCATGAGTCGATGGTTTCCTCCTTAATCTCAACGGGCTCATTATCCCAAGATGCTCTCTTGGCGATGAATTCATCAGCGTCACTCTTTTTGTTGAGCGCGATGAGAATTTTGCCATTCTGATAAACGCGATACACCGTTTCCTTCGTTGGCATCGCCAGCACGACCTCACGGTAGTTCGTCCCGCCTGGGAGTTGGTAGGTGGCGTATTTTGGAGTCCTGCCTGTAGCGCCGTTCTCTTCGTCAATCCAGTTACGCGCCTCGGATGGGGTGCCAGAGAATCTCACGAATCCGTTGCGAGGATCAATCACGTCAACGACATCGTGGCCAGCATAGGCTGTCTCGTCTTCGTTTATTTGTGTCTTGAACCCCTTATCATCGGATAGCACCGACTCCGCGAACCGCACCTGACCCTCAGTGCGCAGGTAGTCGATCACCTCGTCTTTGGTCACGCTCTCGCGACCATCGAGCCAAGGCACGATGCCGCTCCACTTGATCTCGTCCTCGGTCACGTCCGCGTTCAGCAGCATGGCACGCACCTGCTCACCGATGCTCTTGGCTGGGTAGGTCTTGTCGGGCTCGTTGTTGGCCTTGATCACCTTGATCACCTGCCCTGTCTTGGGGTTGGTGATCGTGCGCTCGGTGGTTGCCTTGCCTTTGATGGTGGTCGCTGGGATCACCCTCATCGAGTTCGGCATCTTGTTGGCAATCGTGCGCTGGAGTTCGGAGTAGAAGCCGGGCTCAACGAAGTTTGCGCGCTGCGGGTCCGAGTTCGGACCTGCCATGAACCTGATGTCGCCGGTCGCGTCATTGAATCGCTCCGAGAGCGGGATCATCTCGCCGCCAGACTTGGTCACGAGTTCAGCGCTCTTCACGTCGTTCGGTGAATACACGATCCAGTCTTCATCCAGCTTCGTGCTGTCGAAGTCTCGTAGCAACTGTCCCTCAATGAGGTTGTTGTATTCCTTCCGTCCAGCCACGCGGCCTGGGCGCAGATAGACCTCCATGATCTTCTTTGTGCCCTGGGCTCCAGACTCGCCGTCCTCGATCTTCTTGCGATCCTCTGAGAACCAGAGGGCGCGACCGAATTGAGCCTTGAACTTGCGGAACGATTTGTTCGTCCCGTGGAATGCTTTGACCGTGTAGCCAGCTTGTGCCGCTGCCTCGTCAAGCATCTTGCGAGCCGCCTGAGTGTCTCCAGACTTGATGGCTGCGGCGTATGCCGCGTCCTGCTGCGGTGATGCCATGAATAGAGCCTTCGATTCATCGAATGTCGTTAGGTCAACGATCTCTCCGTGGTTGCCAGCAAACGGAACCGTGATGATGCCGTCGTGCCCTGATGCTATGATGGCTTTGGACAGAGCTTTCCCAGACTTGCCCCCATAGGCTTTGGACAGCGAGCGCTTCCACGATGACTCCTCGCCATACTCCCCAGCTTTGATGACGATTGGGTTGTTGAATGTAGTGGTGCCAGTGATGTAGTCGTTTGGATACGACCTGATGAGATAGTCGTCCTCTGTGGCGACCATGTATTGCCCGGATGGCTCATAGCCACGGTCGAACATCTCGTCTTTCGAGGGCTTGTATGGTCTGCCGCGCTCCTTTGTGTAGCTCGACTTGTTGTGAAGGAACTTGAATGTGATTGGCTTGCCAGTCTCGGCATCCATCCCTTGGATCGAAGTCTTGGTTAGATTCTCGATCTTTGGCGCAGACATGAACAGCGAGCGCTGCTCTTCAGCCGCTACTCGCTCTGGTCCTCGTCCTGCTGCTGTTTGCGCAGAGCTTCCTGCTCCTCCTTGGACAGATTGAGTTGCTCCAGTCGCACGGGAACGAATCCTTCGCGTCTCAGGTCCAGTGGTTCTTGTGGTGTCGGTGTCATCGAAGGCCAGCATCCCTTGTCCGTTGTCGATGCGCAAGACCTTTTTTCCACCCTCAGTGGTCACGAAGTCGAGGAGGCTGCTGAAGTCCGAGAGTTCGGCACCGGCAGCGCGTGTCCAGCCGTTGTTTGCCCAATGGCGCTTCTCAGCGAACCACAACACGCCCTGGAGGTCGTCTGGGTTCATGCCGAGTTCGGAGGCGGCGATCTTGAATGCAGCCTGCCCGATGGCGAAGTCCTCGTTGTTCACGCCCGTCTCAGCCTCTGGCAGAATGCGCCAGCGTGCCCCTTCCTGCTCGTTGGACATGCGGTGCAGGGTGCGAGCCGCCCAAACGTCAACGGTGGCCTCCAGTGAGGCTCCTGAGAGGTTGTCGGAGAACTGCGCGGTCTTCGGTCCACCCAGCTTCTCACGCCATACGCCAGCGATCACGTTGAGCACCTGCATGGAGTTGGCGTTGAACTTCTTTCCGTTCTCACGGCGAGGCATGATGCCTTCGATGTCCAGCCACTCGCGGAAGCTCTTTGGCGTCACCACATCGCCCATCTTGTTGTTGCCGATGGACTTCCTGAAGCGCAGCTCTCCGGCCTCCAGGGACTTCATGGCGTCAAGGTAGCGCTCGGTCATGCCATTGAAGCGGCCTTCGTAGATGCCGTTGTAGGCATCGAGAGCCTGCTCGAAGTTCTGCTGGACCGGCGTGCGTGCGGAGGTCGCGGCGAGCAACTGCGCGAAGAGCATCGTGTCGTCACCGAACACGTTGACCAGCTTCTCACGAGCCACGCGATACCACTCCTTGCCAGCCATAACCTCGGGTTGGCCTTTGATCTGGTCGTAGAAGCCCTTGAGCTTGTCGGCGAGCGCACGCTCGAATGCCTTGAGGCGAGCATCGCCTCGAAGACCCTTCATCGCGCTCTTGGCGAGGGTCGATTCTGCGAAGTTGTATTCCTCTGGGTGTGCTGCTGGCAAGCCCTTGTCATCGAGCCTGAACTTGTCACCGTCCTTGATATAGCTAACCAGCTTCGCTTCCGGGTGGCGGCGTGCTGTCTGGTCGATGATGCGCTTCACGTTCTTCTGGCGCAAGAAGTCTGCGTCAGCTTTCTTGCCGAGATTGAGTTCGGACTGTGGCGCAGCCATCGCCTGGACCGACTTGTCTGGGTCGAAGGCGTTGATTGAGGCAACTCCAGGCTCCTCCCACACGATTGCGCCAGAGTATCCCATGTCACGGAGAATGGACTCGGGCTCAGCGCCGGAGAAGATGGTTGCTGCGTATTCTGGGTCCACGCCAATCTTGCGATCTTCTTCGATCACATCTGGCTCGGTGTTGTATGCCTTGATCAGCTTCTTGGCGAGTTCCTTGTCTCTCGTTAGGTCAGCAAAACCAGTGGTGTCAACCGTGTATTGCTTTACCTCGCCACCCCTTGCGTAGCCGCGCTCGGCGACACTCTTTTCGGTGGTAAGCCAGAAGCCAGTCGATGAGCGCCTTGGTTTGTCGAACTGGTAGGGGCTACCATGGTAGGCTGTGACCTTTTGGTTCGGCATTGGAGCAGCCATCGCCTGGACCCCGTGGGCTCTCGCGAACGCCTCCTGGCTACCCTTCACGTTCTTGTGGGACTTCACTTCCTGACCGTTGGCTTCGAGCCAGTCGGCGACCTTCTGCTTGTGACCTGGGTTCAAGCTGCCTGGGTTCCACCAATAGACGATCTTGTCGTCGGCGTTGTAGCGGAAGTCTCCCTGGAATCCTTCACTGGCGTTGGTGATCTCCCGGTAGTCACTGTGGTATGCTTTTGAGAGGTCGTTGACCTTAACTCCGATGACCTCGTTGTCTTCGGTGATCGTGCCGAGGTAGCCGCGTGATGGCGCTGCCATTGCTTGCGTGTCTCCAGCTCCTTCTAGCCATGTCCACTCTGGCATGAGCCCGATCTTCTGGTCGGCGAACACCGTGTCCTCAACCTTGGCCGTGCGGTTCTTTTCGCCGTGTGGGCCGAAGTTGAGCCACGAGTTCTGGCCGCGTGTCTCGGATGTCAATGCGCCACGGGACTCGGGGCTGAACATGGCGGCGTGCTGTCTCCAGGCGTTCTCCTCGCCGTCTGCGCGGAAGCCAACGCCTTCCTTGAAGTGACCGAAGTAGTCATGGACGATGCGGAACACGTCGTTGGCACGCATCTTGTGACCGTCGATCACCTCGCCCGTGAACTCGAACAGCGGGTTGTCTTTGGGGTCGAAGCCCGTCACATCGTTGCCGAAGCCGAAGTCTGTTGGGAAGAACCAGAGGTGGTTATTCTCCTCAACGTCGATCTGTGCGAGGCGTGGGCTGGCTGCGTATGGGTCGGTCATGCCTTGCTTCATTGGGCTGACCTTGAGCCCGGTCTTCTTGATGGCTTCCCACTGAGCGACCGTCTCCTTGATCAGTGCGGCGTATGCGGCCTTCACCTTCGGGTCTTGCGGTTCGTGCTTCATCGCATCAAACTCGGCGGCGATGCGTGCTGCGCGATCCTTGTTGACCTTCGCATAGGTGCGCGGCGGATCGTAGCTCATGCCTGCCTGCTTCATGTAGGCGACGGCTGTGTCGCGGGCTGGCTGGTATGGTCCGAATGTGCGCTCACCGATGCCGGGGATCGTTACCTTCGATGGGAGTCCAACGAGTGGGTCCGAGTTCGGACCTGCCATGCGCTGCTTCGGTGCCTCTGGCATCTTGCGCACGTCTTTGACCGGCATCTGGTTCGACACCTGGGGCTTGATCGGGATGCCGTTGTTCCATCCTGCGGCTTTGCCGTTGGGTTGCTGGGGTGCTGCCATAGCTTGCATCGCTAGTTGATCGCCAACTACCGATGTGAACTTGTAGCGCTTACCCTCTTTCAGTGGTGGTGGAGTCTGTGTCTTTGGATAGACGATCTCCTCGCCTGAGTCGAGGTCTGTTGCCTTCCAGTGATCCCTCTCAATGTCTGCGTTGATGATGTCCATCACTCCACCTTCTGGGCTTGGTCGAGCCATTGCCAGCGGCTTCGCATCACCACGAGGGTCGAGCTTCTGAAGCATCTTGCGGCTCTCTTCGTAGATGCGTGCTGCTTGCTTGCCAGCCTCGGTGTTGGTGGTGGCAAGTGCCCGCAGATACTTGACCGCAGTCTTGAGCAGAGCAGCGATTGCCGCGATTGCCTTCTTGGCTTTGGCGCTGTTCTTGCCGCCTGCCATAGCCGACTCCGTGAGCCCGTTGTAGTGCTCCTTTTGCAGCAACATGCGGCGGAACTCGGAGCCGATGACATACTCTCGGTTGCCGTGGCTGGAGTAGATGTCCTTGACGTATGCGATCTGCTCTGGGCTCATCATGTCATAGACCCCTTTGAAGAAGTCCACATGGTAGTCGCCACTCTGGATGTAGGGGTCGCTCAGCTTGTAGCCAGCCTTCTGCATCTCGGCGACAAGCGCACGATCTTCGATGGCGTGGATCATCTCTTCACGCATCGCTTCCATCATCTGACCTCGTGACCAGTTAGCTACCTTCACCGGGTTGATCTCGATGTAACCACCACGACGTTTGCCGTCTTCGCTGATGACGTAGTGTGCGGATGGGCCAGCGTAGTTCGGGATGATGTCGATGCCCATGGCTTTCGCCATGGCTCCGAACTCTTCGTTGACCATAGCTCGTGCGCGGGCGCTGTTGCCGATTGGCTCTGCCTTTGCTTTGCCTGCTGTGGCGTTGCGCTGCGCATCGACGTTGCCGGTGGTGATGCCGCTGTCAAGGAACGCCATCTCCGCCTTGTCTGCGATGTCTTTGACCAAGTTGAAGTCGCCGCCCTCTTTGAGCGCTGATTGCAGGTCACGCAGGAACTCCACGACCTTCTTGATCGCAGCGATGATCTTGGCGCTGACGCCAGCGTGAATGAACAGCTCCTCGCTGGTGTGGGCGTTGTATTTGCGCTCGATGAGGGCGCGGAGATACTCGTAGCCCTTCTGTGTGCTGCTGGCAGCGAGTGA